TCTTGTCGCCGGCCCACTGCTTGTAGAGCTCGATGGCGAATTGGATCACCGACATGACCCCGCCGAGTGGGGGCGCGACACCGCGCGAGTAGGTGACCACGGTCGGCCCGCGGCTGCCGCACAGCGACCAGGTGCGGCCGTCGGTGCGCTCGATCCAGCCCGAGCGCGACAGGCGGTAAAGGTCGGGGTCCAGCGCCGAGCTGCCCTCGGTCACCTCGGTGATGGCGGTCGCGCTGCCGTCCAGCTTGAGCGCGACGGGCGAGGGGTGCGTGCCCGAGTAGCCGACCAGGTAGCCCCATCCGTACCAAGCTTCCCCCGCGAGGATGCCGTTGGACCAGCATCCACACGAGTAGTCGGACTCGAACGGCCACGTCCCGGTGCCGATGGCGGCCGGGCGGGAGGCGAAGGTGGCGGTGGCCTCGCAGCCGATACCGAGCCACCGCGAGCCGGACAGCAGGTACAGCACTTCGGACGCGTACATGATCAGCACGCGCCACTGGTTGTCCGAGAGCAAGGCCCGGTACGTCTCCGGGATGTCGGACGGCTGCGCCCACGGACCACACAGCATGGCCGTGGTGTTCGCCGGCGGGCCGTCCGGCACCGGGACGGGATTGGTCATGCCTGCGCGACCACCGCGGAGAATCCGGGCTCAAGGTCCGGCAAGGCGGACTCGCGGCAGTACTGCCACACGCGGTCCGCCGGGTGATCGAAGTCGTCCGACGGGCCGGTGCCCCATCCGGCGTTCTGCAACGAGTAGCCGTCGAACTCGGGGATCATGGCTTCCTCGCCGCCGAGCACCCACGAGCCCGAGGGGATGAGGAACGCGCGCGGCAGGATCCAGTGGAAGTACGGCAGCGAGGCGGCCAGCGTCGAGCCGATGATGGCCCTCGTCCAGAACTCCAGGGAGACGCCGTTGGGCACCTCCTCAACGCCCACGAGCGGCGCGCGGTACCCGATCTGGTTCGGCGTTGGCGTGGCGGTGTCGTTGATGACCTCGCCGCCGATGAGGAACTGCGTCAGGTTTGGATCGGGGGTGCAGATCTGCAAGCCCTTGATCGAACCGCGCTTGAGCGTGTAGGGCGCCTGGTAGTTGACGCAGGCGATCCCGGTGCCGTTGAGCTGCGTGACCTGCTTGGCGTCCTCGTATTCGAGGCCGATCTCGGTCTTGACCAGCGCATCGGACACGTAGGCGTTCGACGCGCCCACGAGCGGCACGCCGGCCTCGTCCAGCTTGGTCACGCGGATGCCGAGGGCAAACAGCGTGCCTGCTCCGTCGTAGGACATATCGGTTTCCTTACGTCGCTTCCGGGATCTGCATGGCGAATTGGCAACACGGGTCGAACGCCGCGGCGAACATCCGATCGGCCCACACCTGCCGCGAGTTGAGCCGCCGATCCACCGTGACCGCCATGTCCGCGGTGGTCACCACCGGCCCGAGCCGCGCCTCGACCGGGCCGGTGGCGTACATCCACAGTCCAGCGAGCGTGGCCCGCGCGACGCCTGGCGTGGCCGTGGTGACTCCTACGGCCGGTGCCGTGCCGCCGGTGAGGCCGGTCCCGGACGCGGTCATCTGCGCGACGTTGCCGGGTGCGAGGAACGTCACCGTGTACGGACCGCCGTTCGCGCCGGTCACCGCGATGTCCCCCGGCGCGATGTTCGAGAGAGCTTCGAGCGCAGCGCGGTAGACGGCCGCGGTCGCGTTGAACGCCACGCCTGCGGTGGTCTGCCCGCTGTAGGTCGTGGTGAAGGTGCCGCCCGTCGGCGCGCCGGTGATAGTGACGGTCTGGACTTCCTGCGTGCCGGCGTCCAGCGGGCCGGTGCTGGTGTAGCCCGCATCGGCGATCACGGTGGCATCCGTGTGCGTTTTGATCTCGTTGCCCACCCGGCGCAGCTGTGCGCCGACGCGGTTGACCACGCGAATCGGGACGTGAAGGAACACCTGCTGCCCGCGGGTCTGCTCGCGCGCGGTCTGTTCGAGCAAGCCGAGCGCGTCGAGCAGGTTCTCAGGCGTCTCGGTGATGATCTCGGCGTTGTCGTCCGCGAGATAGCCGTTGCGGGTCTGCCCGTTGCGGGCCGGAATGTCGTAGGGGTCGGCCTGCGTACCGGCGCCGGTCCACAGCTCGTTCGCGACAGCGTAGGAGGCGACCGCCTCGGCGAGCCGCGTCACGCGGTCCGGGTCGAACCCGCGTTCGAGCGTGCTGCACGTGTCCACCACGCGATAGCCCGCGGGACGGTAGTAGACCGGCTGCGAGAAATCGCCGTCCGGCAGGTCGGGTTCCGAGCACGGCCCGAACACCTGCAAGGACGGGCACAGCTCGCCGCGGAACGAGATGCCTTCCATCCATGCGGTATTGGTGGAGGCGGGCATGAGTGCGGACGCGAGGAGGTTGGCCGCCGTCGGCGCGGTGGCCTTGAAGGCTTGGACCTCGGTGTAGAGCACTGGCTAACTCCTCTCGATCGGGATGGGGCCGCACGCAGTCGGGGTGCACGCGGCCCCCTCGCCACCTCTTACGAGATGGTGTCCCAATCGGCCGGGGCCGTGGTGCCCGCGGACGACGCACGCGGTTCGAGCGGCATGACGAGCCGCAAGGACTCCTTGCCGTCGAACGCCACACCCTCGAACGTCTCGATGAACGTCTGATACCGGTTGCGCCGGTTGAGCTCGCTGTCCCGGACGAGACCGAGGTCCAGCGTGCCGCCGTCGAGGAACAGCCAGTCACCCTCGACGAACAGCACCGAGTCGACGGCGGTCGGCCAGTCCGGCACAACGCCACCCGCGGCGGTGTCGGCGTAGGTCTGCGTCGGGATCACGACACCGTTCACCGTGGAGCCGGCGAGGCCGTCCAGGTGCCAGGTGACGTTGACGTTCCGCGTGTTGAAGAACGATTCGATGGTGGCCTGCGCCATCGCGAACAGCTCGGCCGGCGAGCCCATGGTCATGCGGCGCGCGAGGTCGGTACGGAGCATGTCGATGACCCATTGCGGCATGATCGTCCGCAGGCTCACCGAGTCGTTCAGGCGGTGGCGGTAGCGGTAGTAGCTGATCACGCGGTCGTAGGTCGCGAGCAGGTCCGCGATGGCCGACAGCTTGCCGCCGAGGCCCTTGAGCACCTTGGAACCCGCGAAGATCCGCGAGAGTAACTGGTTCTCGGCGAACCGGGCCCACGCCACCATCGAGGCGCGCGTGGTCGCATCGACCCACTCGGTATCGAACCGGGCGGTCATGTTCGGGAACTCCAGGCACATGTACGTGGAGTAGATCGAGGCTTCGAGCACCCCGGGGCAGTCGACGGTCAGGCACGACTTGTAGACGTTCGTGTCCGGGTCAGCCGGCGGCTGGACGATGGCCTGATCGTTGGCTTGCGTCCACACGCCGAGGCCAGTCGACATCGAGAGCGCGTCGAACGGGGCGCGGTACTGGATGCCGCCGCGCTGCACGCCGAACCGGGTGAGTGCGTCGCGCACCGGCCGGTCGGTGACACCGAGCACCTTGATGTCGTAGCGGACCTCAAGCGGCAGGCAGAGCCCACCGGCGGCCACGATCGCCTCGGGCCCCTTGGCCTCGGCGATCCTCGCGGTGTTCTGTGTGGCGTCCGTGCCGAGGGTTCGGTTCTCGGGGTAGGCGAAATCGACGCGAGCCACGTCCATCCGGCCGCCACCGCCGGTGCTGTTGGCTCGCTCGGCGAACGCCTTGAAGAATGTGGTGTCGTCCAGGGCCATGCCCATTTCCATGCCCGGCACGCCGCCGCGCACGCGGGTCGCCACTTGGACGGTCCCCGCGGTGTTCGGCTCGGCCGGCTGGTCACCGTTGAGTCCGCCGAGGCCGGCCGCGGTGCGGGACTTGGGGGCCGCCTTCTTGGCGGTCTTGCCCTCGTCTATCGGGTCCGCCTTGTCGGCAGCGCCCTGGCCGGGGATTTCGCCGGACGCACCGGGGTCCGGCACATCGGAGTTGTCCGGGTCCGGGTGCGGGATGTTGTCGCGCTCGGGGTCGTGCGTGCCGTCCAGCTCGGCGAGTGCCGCCTTCTGCTGGTCCGACAGGGAAGCCTCACCGGCACGGCGAGCCACCTCGGCAGTGAACGCCCGGCGCTGTTCGACCAGCGCGGTGAGCGCGGCCACGTTGTCGGCGTTGATTTCGGCGAGGGCGAGCTCACTACCCGCGGCCTTGATCGCCTCAAGTGCCGCCTTGAGATCGGCATCGGTCGCGTTCGCGAGGTCCGCGAGAATTGCCTTGATGCGTTCCGGGTCCACGGTCGGCCCCTTCCATCGCTAGTACGGGCGACGGGGGCCGGATGGTGCTTAGAGCGCCTGTCCGTAGGCCACTTGGAGCGGCAAACGCACGAGTGCCCCGTCTGGCTTGGAACGATGCCAGACGGGGCAGCTCGGGTGATCTGATTACGCGTTCGATACGCGGTTTAGTCGAGATCGTCATCCAGCGCGTGAGGCACCTGGTCGACGATCTCGGCGAGCCAGCCGGGCATCACGTTATGCCGATCCGGCACAGACCAGGCTTCGCCGCCGAGCATTTTCCCGAACGTGCCATCCTTCTTGATGTTCGGCCCACTCGCGTAGACCCACCGGTCACCGCTACGTGCGTTCGTGAAGCCCTGACTGCGGTACCGGTCCCACGGCCATCCGTTGATGGCGTCCGTGATCGTGACATAGCGGGCCTCGAATCGACGGCCTCGGGTCTGCTCGATCGTCGTCGGCGTGTCGAGCAGTAGCTCGGTGACGCGGGTAAGCGGGAGTGCGGAGTCCATGATCCTTCTTTCTTGGCAGGTCGGATGTTCGGGCTAGTCGTTCTCGGCCGCGCGCGGGTCCACGGTGATGCCCTCGCCCGGATCTTCGCAAGGCGGGTAGAGGCCGACGCGCGAGGTGTGGCAGACGGGGCAGACCTCGAACACGGGCAACTCGCAGCGCAAGATCCATTCGGGGTCAGGTTCGGGCACGAGGCCGACAGGCTGCCAGCGGTGCGCCTCGGGCTCGGACGAGATCACGGCGGGGCACGCGCCGTCGCGCGCTACGGGGTCGGTCACGAGCGCGTGTCGCGAGTCAGCTCGACGACGTTGACCGGCACAGCGAGCACGCCGATGGTGCTCGCGTATGCCTGCGCCATGGTCGCGTGTGCGGTCGCCTGCGCCCAACACCCCATGGCCTTCTTGCCGAGGTCGTCGCGCAACTCGGCAGCCTGGTGAGTGTCGGCATCCGCGTAGTACTGGATCTTGTCTACTGCGCGGATGCCAGCGCGCATGGCGTCCTCGGCAAGACCCATGTGCTGCCAGAAGGCGACGACGAACGGTTCGGGGCCGATTTCTTCGATTTCGGTCACGTCTTCCTCTCCTGAAATGGACGGGCCCCCGACGACTGGCCGTGTGTGCATCCGGCCGTCGGGGGCAACCCGCATGGGGTGTTCGCTCTAGCCTTCGGTGATCATCTCGGCGTGCTCGGCAATCCACTCGGGCGTGAACTCGGTCCAATCGGTCACCGTGCCGACCACGAAATACGGTTCGGTGTTGAGCGTGGCCCATACGGTCCGGCCGTCGTCACCAAGATTGGCCCATCCGTGAATGCCAGTCGCGGTCTCAAGGTGGTAGCCCCGCGAACCCTCGGGGGCGTAGTCCGGGGCAGTGGCGATGATGGTGTTCGTCGTCTTGGTCATACTCATATCATACCCCCCAATATAGGGGGATGCAATAGCTACGGCGTACCCGATCCGAGCAGCTTGCTGATGTCGTTGACCAGCCCACCGGTGGCATCGAGACACTGCGACGCGGTACCCGAGCACGGCGCGGACGCGGGGGGTTGCGGGAAGTCCGGCCAGTCCGGCGTGCTCGAACAGGTGTTGTTGACCTGGCGCACGCCGTTCGAGCACCACACCTCGGCCGGAATCTGGTTCCGCGCGATGTCCGGGTTCTGCGAGTCCGGGATCTTGGGCGCGGTGGCCGGGCGAGTCTTGGGCGCGCTCGCCGGCGCACGGGTGACCGGGGCCGCGGGGACGGTCGTGGTCTGAACCCGATTTGAAACCGTGTCGGGTTGGAAGGCGGGAGGCGTCACGACCACCGGCGGCACGACCTTGACCGCGGGGAACGAGTGCTCGGGGATCGGCAGCGGCGCCGGGGCTGGGATGGTGACCGCGGTGGACGGGGAGCTCGGCGCGTCCTTGTCGTCGGCAGCGTCGTTGATCAGCCAGCCGGCGCCAAAGAGGGCCACGAGCGTGGCGCCGCCGAGGAACACGCGGACCTGCGATGCGGGCTTGCGGTGATTGGGCATGGTGCGGATCTCCTTTGTGCGGTTAACGAGCGAGTTGAGCTTGGAGTGCGAGGCCGAGGTGCCGCGCGTAAGCGGGAGGAATGGCCTCGTTGAGTTCCTCTTGCACGTCCGTGTGATAGAGCCCGAGCGCCACCTGTGATTCGGCGACCGAGGGCTTGCCCCCCCCGTCGCCGTAGACGCCGTAGACCGTGCCGGAGTGCCGGACGCCATGCTTGGGGCAGGGGCGGCCGTCCTCGGCGGACGAGACGAGGCAGTTGTGGCGCCATCCGATGGTGCGATGGCCGGTGTGCAGCCCACGATGCGGCTTGGGTTCCGGCACAGCGAATCCGTCCAGCTCGAAGTACCGGTGCCGATAGGTAGCGAGACGGAAGTGCTGTCCGCAGAGCATGAGGTCCCGGCGCAACTCATCACTCACGCCGTTCTCGACCGAGGTAGCCACGCCGTACGCCGTACGCAGACGTTCGTTCATCGCACGCGTGTCCGGGATGAGGTTGACGTGGTCATCCGTCCAGCCCTCGCGAGTCCGGTTGGCAGCCGTGATGGCGATGTTGGCTTGGCACGGCGGCGAGTTGTGCACGAGCACCACCGAGCGACCCGCCGCTACCAGGCCAGCCACGAGCCGCGGAACAACTTCGAGCACGTCCCCTTGAGCGAACCGGTACGGGTAGTTCGGTTGCGGGTTGATGTCCACCCCGTACACCTCGAACCCCGCATCGGTCAGACCGCGCCCGGCGCCACCCGCGCAACAGAAGCCGTCAATGGCCACGTAGCGGGTGCCGTCGGGCGCGAACCGGTCAGTCATCGGACCGCGGTAACCGCGTAACGCGCGGCCTCGGCCTGGTCCACGCAGTTCGTGCCGTGCGCGGCGTAGACGAGGAAGTGCTTGCCACCGGGCTTCTCGGCGAGCTTCTGCGCCTTGGGGTCCGCAGTGACGGCCGTGAGCGGCAACGGCAGATTGAGGTGCTCGGCGTTGGTCTTGCAGATCTTGCACTTGCAGGTGACGATCAGGCCGGTTGCGGCGCCGTCGGCGTCCTGCGTCTTGGACGCTGCGCGGACGACCTGCTCGGCCTGGTACTCCCGGATGGTCGCGAGGTGCGCCTTGGCCCGCGAGGGGCTGCCACCGGCGAGCATCTTGATGTAGTCCATCTGCTCGGCAATCAGGTCGGTCAAGTCGGCGTCGGTGTAGAGGTCCAGGATGTTCGTCGTCTCGTTCATGAGAAGAATGTTACCCCCCATATTGGGGGGACGCAATAGGCAATCTACTGCGTCCCCCGTCACACGGTCCGACGTAGCCGGACTGCCTTCCGCTCATCGGCGGTCATGCCACCGAACACGCCCCACGGCTCGGCGAGGTGGGCGGCCAGGCACTCGTTCGCGACCGGGCACATTCGGCACACGTCCTTCGCCTCGGTCTCCTGGAACTCAAGCAGGGCGCCGCCCTTGGCCCACGGGAAGAACACCTCGGGGTCAACGTCGCGGCACAGTGCGTCTCGCATCCACTCGTCCATCGCGCACCTCCTCGGATTGATGGGGCGCGATGGCGCCCCTAATAGCTTCGCGTGGTCCAGACCTCACGCTGCTTGCCGTCCACGATCGAAACGGGCTCCCACTCGCCCGCTTCATCTACCGAAGCGCCTCCACCGAACGCTCCGTGGACCAAGCCGCCGGGCATGTCAGGGCTGTCCACGAAGATCTCGGCGGCTTCCTCGGGAGAGTTGGCTTCAACGTCGATCGTGGTGCTGACGATCATCTGAATGTGCACGCCGTAGACGGGCATCGTGGTCTCCTTAAGGCTTGATCGAGATCTGCTCGTGCTCGGGCAAGGGGTGCGCGAGCACGCGGTCTGCACGTTCGATCATCTCGGCGAGCTGCCGAACGGATCGCCCGCTTGCGATCGTGATCACCAGCTCGCTGCGTGCGGCGGCGATCCGGGCTTCCAGCTCCACGATCCGGCTGGTCAATTCGTCCACGTCGAGCGGGAGTTCCGCCTCGTAAAGCGCACGCTCACGTGGAGTCATCTCGGCCCACGTGAGGTAGCGCCAGTCTCTTTCGGTCATCGGTGATCTCCTCACGTGCGGTTGCGGTACGCCTCGGTGCGGCCACCGGTGCGCTGAATCGAGGTCCGGCGCACGGTGTGCAGCCGGACGGTCTGACCGTCACCCTCATCGAGCATCAACTCGTAGCTACCGTCGGCGTTGATGCCGACGACGGCGTACGTGTCGTGCTGGTCCACGAGCGACCCGAAGTAGCTCACGTAGTCGTGAACTGCGGGGTCCTGCTCGTGGGTGGGGCGCGTGTTGGTCATGGCTCTATCGTACCCCCCATTTTGGGGGGAGACAAGAGTGGCCGGGCCCCGAGTTTCCGGAGCCCGGCCAGATCGGCTGCGACTAGCTTGCCGCGCGCGCCGATAGCGTGCCCGCCTCGGCCAGGTCCAGCGCGAGCAATTCGACCTCGTCCCAATTCGCCAGGAGGAGGGTCGATGCCTCGCCGCGCGCCGTCGACTCGGACAGGTCGGCCTCGGCGCTGTAGAGGTTGAACATCGACAGGTCGTAGCTGCCGCCGTCCTCGGTATTGAAGTGGAGTTGCCGCTTGTCGGCCCAGATGCCGAGGCTCACCACGCCGGCGACCATGCCGATCAGCCAGCCGCGCAGCTGCTCGTCCGTGACGTAGTCGTCCTTGACCCGGCAGACACCGCCACCCCAGAACTTGTAGATGTCCGTCCGGCCGAGCGTGAGCCCGCCCTCGCGGAACCCGATGGCGTGGCCGATCTCGTGGACCGCGGTACGCAAGTCCTCCTCGTTGTAGCTCATGCGTTCCCCTTCTGGCGCTGCTTGACGATGAACTGGCCCTTGGGCCATAGGCTCACCTTGGTGCACGTCTTGACGTGCTTCTGGTACGTCTTCTTGCCCGAGGCGCGCCATCCGGCGGCCTGGTTGCGGGTGCGCATCTCGCCGTAGAGCGGGCGCCCGCCGTCCGGGTTCGGCGTGATGATCATGGTGGTGGTGTCGTCAGGCTCGGCGTCCATCGGGATGAGCTTCGATTCCTTGCCGCCCGGCGTGCGCGCGTTCGGGTTCGGGATGGTCTGCGTCCACACGATCGGCGCGTGGCAGAACTTGCACGGGGTCGTCGGGAACTCGCCATGCGTCGGGTAGGTGCGAGGGAGGCGACCGCACCGGCACATCTGCGGGCCGCCGCACCTCGCCTTGGGTGGTGCCTGATCTTTGGGCTCGTGACTCGGGTCGCCGATCCACCACCCGTGCTGATTCCAGCCCTCACGAGTCGACATCGCGCGCCACCTTGTCCCAACCGGACCACCGAGTGACCTGTCGAAACAGCTGGACATCCGCAGGTACTTCGCCTGCGTCGATCATGTGCCGTACGCGTCGCCAGAGGCCCGCCTCGACATCAATCCGGGGCTCGCCGTCGAACGTCCAGCCCGCCGAGAGATAGTCACCATTGGCATCATGCAAGGCGTACGTCGACATGCTGTCGATGGCGGCGATTCCCGATTCATCGCGCGTGTTCATCGGCGTGCGTCCTTGCCGTGCCGGACCATCACCGAGAAGGCGAGGCTACGGAACTCCTCGGGCGTCATGTCATCGATCATGTTCTCGATCGAGTGATACGACAGGGTCTCGCCCTGTCGACGGAGAATGTAGGTCGTGCCCAACGATCGAGCACGACGAAGACAACCGACACCAGCCACAGCGAGGATGGCGGCGGTAATCAGAGATTCGATCATGGCCTAGCCTTCCTTGGCCGAGATCTCGATGAGGTCGGCCTCGGACTGCGAGAGCAGGCCCGTGAGCGCGGCGATGCCGATTCGGTCTACCTGCTTGGCTGCCGCCACCGCCTGCGCGCCCATGCGCGGGATGGCGGCGAACAGGTCCGGGCGGACCGACAGCTCGGCGGGCTGACCGTCACGCACGCGCCGAGGTGCGCCCTGGTCGTCCGGCAGGCTGTCGATGATCACAAGGCGACTGCCCTTGATCGGGAGCATCTCGGGCTGCCTGGTCAGGATCTCGCCGAGGACACCCTCGCCGTAGATGACGTGGCAGAACCAGGTGATGCCGTCGTCGTCCAGCGCGGCAATCTGCTCACCGAGCGGGGGGATACCGGCGGGTGTCTCGGCGAGACATTCCTCGGCGTCGGTGGTCAGCTTCCACAAGGCGTCCTCGTGGTTCGCGAAGTGCCAGACGCCTCGGCCGTCCGCGATGTCCTCGGCTACTGGCCTGGCGAGCTCGGTGAGGCCGATCGTGATAATGGGCAGCAAAGCGTCTCCTCGACAGGCGATCGGATAGAATCATCCCATCTTACCCCCCGTTCCGGGGGGACACAAGGGAGGGAACACTCGCGATGAGCAAGCCCGGACAGCGATTCAGCACGGTCCGCGCCGAGGCAGGCAGCCCCCTGGCGCAGATCAAGGACAAGCTCACCGAGGTGGAAGCCCTCGTGCACGAGGTGCTCGATCCCAACGACCCTGCGGTGGGCTCGGCATTGCAGCACCTTGACCTCACGCTGCACGTTCTCGGCGGAATTCCGGCCGCGCACGAGGTGCCGCACGGCGAGTCCGTGGAGGTGCCCAAGCAGGCGAGTCGGGGGCGCAGGAAGGCGGACGGACCGAACGAGCCCGAGTCGGAACCCAAGGGCGAGTAGTCTCGGCGTCCCCCGAGCAAGGCTCGCGCGAGGAAAGGCCCGTACCCCAGGGAGGTACGGGCCTTTCCGTTGTCCGGGATCTACTGCGTGTGGGACAGCGCGTAGAAGACGATGGCGGCGAAAGTGACGCCGGCGACGATCTGCAACCAGTACTCCCGAACGAGGTTCTTCACGATGATGCCTTCCGTTGGCGTGAGGTGATGAGGGAGAATCTATCCCCCCGATACGGGGGTGTCAACCACTTGCATCCCCCCAATTCGGGGGGTATGATTCTGGTATGACCAAGACGAGCGCCACCGCCACCCAGTCCCTCCGCAGCGAGGTCATCCGCGAGCTCGAAGGCCGCCTTCTCGATGGCCGCACGCTGGCCCGCCTCGAAGCGTCCACCAGCGGCACTCACCAGGAGATCAACGCCGTGCTCAACGACCTCGTAGAGGAAGGCCTCGTCTGCGTGGATGTTCACCGATTCGAGGGTGTCCGCTACTTCGCCACCCGCTGACCTCCCGCACAGAGAAAGGCCCCTCGCGCCAACGAGGGGCCTTTCCGTTTGTCCAACCAGCATTCAAACTTCGCCTGCGCAGCCTATCCCCCCGGGGTAGTCGGTGGCGCATCCGCCACACAGACCCGGATGTCCTGCGGAGGCGTGTCGCCGCTCTTGGCGTCCGTCACGTGGAAGCCCGGTTCGCAGGTCGGGCCCGGATCGCCCTTGTCGCCCTTCTGGCCTGCCTGCCCAGTGGCCCCCGTCTGGCCGGTGTCGCCCTTGAGGCCTCGGCACGGCTCGGACGGACCCGCGCAGTAGCCCGCGACCTGTTCGGCGATCTCGGACGCGCTAGCGCCATCGCCCTTAGGGCCCACGCATCGGTCGTTCGCGCAGACCGCGTTGACCGCGGCGAGGATCGAGTCCTGCGAGGGTGCCGCGCCCGGCTTGCCATCGGCCGGCCGATTCGCGTTGTAGACCTGCGTGATCAGCCCGAGCACCTGGTCCGAGGTCACCACCTTGCCGGCGATCTGCGCTTGCACGATGGCCACCACGTCATCGCGCGCGAGCCCCTGCGCGACCGCGGGCACCGGCTGACCGTCGACTGCGTTCTTGGCCTTGTCGACCTTGTCACCGCACGCGCCGAGCGTCCGCAGGTCGTTGCCGATCTGGTCGGTGCGCTTGCACAGCACGTCGAGCGTGAGCACGGCCGGGGCGGTGTCCGAGACGACGGCGTTCTTCTGTGTCTCGCTGGCCTGGCCGGTCAGGGTGGCGGCGACGATGATCCCGGCGACCACGATCATGGCGAGCACTACCATGACGATCAGGATGGACGTGCTCGGGCCGCGGTTCGCCGGCGGCCGGGGCGGCGTCTCGGTGGGTAGCGCGTCCACAGCGTGTGTGCTCATTTCGAATCGCCCTTGGTGAGCTTGGTGACGAGATCGAGGAGGCCCTCTAGCTCGCGGTTGTCGGATGCTTTCGCCTTACCGCGCAGGTACTCGGCGGTAGCTTCGAGCGGCAGTGGTGGCCAGTCCGGGTCCATGTCCCAGCCACGTTGCGCAGCGAGTGTGCTCACACGGTACCGCCACCGGAACAATGCGACGTTGGTGTCTTGCGCCTCACGTAGCTCGGTGACCTCACGGTCCTTGCGCTTGGCGCGCAGCGCGATGACTCCGATGATGAACCCTGCGACGGATAGCGCAAACCCGCCGAGGCCACCGAGTGCGACGATGTTCACTCGGGCCCCTTTCTCCCTACGTCCTTGCTGTAGCTCGCAGCAAGAACCACGTGCAGCGCTGCGAGCGCGAGTGTGACAACCGGTAGTAGGTGTGTACCACCCGACGACCAGGCGCCCACCTCAAGCGCGAACGCGTAGGCGAGCCAAGAAGCCGCGCCGAGCATGTGTGCAAGATGCACGCCGCGGTTGAGCCGGATCGTGACCGCGAGCGCCAGGCCTGCGACCCCGAACCAAGTGATCCAGACCGGCCCGAGCTGCGAAAGGGCGAGCACGACCTTGGTGGTCTGCGCCCTCTGCGGGTAGATCAATCTCGGGTTGATGTGGAGTAGGGCGACCGCCAGGTGGGTGATCGTGAGCACCACGGACACCTGCGATCGCCAGGGAATCCGCGTATGGATCATGCTTTCGCCTTGGCCTTCTTGGTCTCCCAGTCGGCGACCGCCGCGCACGCCTCGGCCTTGCTCCCGGCGTTGACGTTCTGTTTTCCGGGGAAGTTCGTGTCTCCGGTGGCGCACATCTTCTTGACCACGTTGACCGCGGTAGCGATCGCCCGGGACTCGGTCATGCCCTTGGCCTCAAGGTGCTTCTTGATCCGCTTGATGAACTTGGGCAGCCCGCCAGCCTTGCTCACCCAGTTGAACTGTCCCTCGGGCAAGTCAGGCCAGCCGTCGGCGCGCGCTTCCTCTATGAAGGTGAGGACGAACGCGTCAACAGCCGCCGCGAGTGCGAGGTCTAGCGGCTGGTCGTCTCCGAGAAAGGGGGCACCACCCCGAGCGCATCGAGCGCGTCCATGCGCCCCATCTCCAGCGCGAGCGAGCGATGGGCGGCGTCGAGCTGTGCGTCCGCCTCGTCCGCCGGCTTGCGCGCCCAATCGCCGAGCAGGTCCAAGACCAGGGCAGCCACTTTGCGGGCGAGCAGGTCCAAGTCCGTGCCGTCCGGCGAGAACGCCTCGGCGGGCCGTACACCACCCGCAGCCACAAGCGCGGTCATCTCGCCCGAAGCGACGCGCGCACGCGTGACCGGGTAGCCCGGCGTGTTGACGGCGAGGCAGGCCACCATCTCAAGGCCGCCACGCATCGGGCGCCAGTCACCGGACGGCGTGCTCGCGAGCAGTGTCCGGATCTGTCCGTGGGACAGTTCGGGACGGACGAGGCCGTGCACCCAGATGCCGTGCGCATCCTCGCCGGCAGCCACGTCCGCGGCGGCGAGCGTGACGTTGTCGTAGTGCTTGACCGTCTCGGCGGCCGTGAGTGCGAGCGGCGCGTGGCCGAGCTCGTCCGCGGACCGACTCATCGTGATGTGGCCGACGGCGGCCGTGCGGACCTGGTCGCCGTCCATGACCCGCATGGCGCCAGTGTTGAAGTAGGCGTAGTCGCTGCCGGACCGCGGGGGCGGCGTGCACTTGTTGCCGATGCTGATGTGGCACGTCTTCCACGTGGCGATGTGCCCGAAGATCTCGCGGGTCTTCTCGTTGTAGGTCAGCGGGGTCGGCCCGGTCAGCGCCGGGTCCGTGAAGTACTCCAGTGGTGGTATGTCGGCCGGGCCCGAGGAAGTCACGGCCTTGGCCGGACCGTTACCTTTCTGCCACGCGGCCGGGATCTTGCTTTCCAGCTTGAGCTTCTTGGCCGCTGCGATGATCTTGGCCTTGGCCTTCTCGGCATCCGGCCCCTTGAGCGAGCTCGCCCCGGCGATCGCCTTGGCCAGGGTCTTGGCGTCCGTGATCGGCAGCCCGGCGGCCACGCCCTTGGTGAACGGCGGCGCCCCGGCGAACTCGGCGGCCTCGCACGGCAGGCAGTCATCCCCGAGCTCGGCGGCCCGGAAAGAACTCGCCGTCACGGCCTCGATGCCGCGGGCCTTGAGGAACTTGACCAGGTTTTCGATGGTGCGCTCGGACTCGGGCACGATGGCGCCCATCTCGTCCACCATGACCGGCGTGTCGCCGTTGATCTCCACGTAGGCGTCCGGGAAGGCCGGGATGGCGCACAGCGTGGTGGCAGCGATGACGCCCTTGGTCACCGAGGTCTGGTGGTCCTCGCTGCCGTCCTCGTTGAACAGGATGTCATCGGTGTAGTCCACCTCGGACAGGTCGATGCTGTTGCCCGAGAGGTAGCCCTTGAGCGCGAGCTTGCCGCCCTCGGACTCGGGGTCCGCCGTGCCGCGGCCCTGCCACACGAACGTGCCCTCTGGCATCGCCTCGCCGGTGACTTTCGAGATGAACTCGGGGCCGGGGATCTTCCAAGCCTCATCGAGCTTGCCCATGACCTTGGCCTTGGCGTGGCCGCCGTCGCTGCCGGGGTTCTCGGTCTGCGCCAGGACGCTGATCGGCAAGGCGCGCGTGGTCAGCGAGCCGGGCTCGATGAACCGGCCGTCTGCGGTCTTGAGGCCCTCGACGGCGAGGCAGGGGAAGAACAGCGACAGTTCGCCGTCCACCTCCTTGATCACCGGTTCGGTCTCGGTCGATGCGGTCATTTCCATCACTCCGTTCCCTGCGTATCGGCGGTCCGGTACGCCTGCGTCCTCGCCGCGCCACCCGGTCAGCGGAAAGTCGATGTTCTTGCCGCCGAGCGCCAGGCGGATCGTGGAGAACCGCACCGTGCCCTTGGCCTTGGGCAGCGTGGTTTCCGGCAGCGAGTAGCCGGCGCAGATGTGCGGCGCCCACGGCGAGAACTGGTCGGGGAACCGGCCCGAGCCGAGCACTTCGCGAGCCACGTCCATCGCGTAGTGGTGCACACCCACCATTGGGTCCGCGGGTGTGAGGGTCGTGTTGGTGCTCGGCTTGTGCGTGCCGTCCGGGCCGCCGTCGCGGTTCCAGATGGCCGGACCCATGATCTGCGCCTCGATGGGCCCGTTGTCCGCGGCGATCTGCATCACGCGCTCGGTGAGCAGCTCCACGGTCGCCTCATCGAGATCCGTCACGTCCTTGCCGAGAAATACGAGGGTGCAGTGGATCTCACCGGCCGGGTCGCCGCCGGGCACGGTGAACATCCCGGGAGTGTCCGGGATGAGGGCGATCATGCCGCCCGTCTGTCCGTCGTCGGCCATTAGGCGTCCTCCCACTTTCCGTTACGCACGAAGCCGTGCCGTCCACAGCTGCACAGGATCGAGGGCTCGACGTGCAACGGGTCAAGTGAGTGGACCTGCCAGCCGGGAGCACCGGGTCCGCCGGGGAGTGCCATGAAGGTCACGGTTCCCGCGCACGGCTCGCCCTCGGGGATGTGGTTGCCGCCGGATGCCGGGTGCACGTGGAAGAACCCCGCGGGATCGACATCGCCGTGCTTGAACAGCCGAGCCCAGTGGCCGCCCCCGAGGTCGATGGCCCCGGCGTCCTTGTTGGCGAGATCGAGCAGGTAGTCAGTCTCGGCCATCGAGCGCCTCCGGGTTGACCTGCTGGTAGCGCGCGACGGACGCGTTGGCGTGCATCGCGGCGAGGTCCAGCGCGTCGAGGCTCTTGGTCTTGGCGTCACCCTCGATGAGCAGGGCGTTGATCCACTTGGCGAGTTCGTGGACGTGCGTGCGGATCTGCTCGTGCGCGGCGACGATGTCCGCGCTGGACGGCGGGTGGTACGCGAATCGCTCGGCGAGTTCGGCGCTGTTCATGAGAGTCCCCTCTTGTGGATCCAGTTCTCTTGCACGGCCACCATGGCGTCACGCTGGTCCCGCGTGCGTTGAGCGGTCGTCCCCGTGCGCCCGGCGGCATCGTCGAGGTCTGCGAGCATCCGCTCGTTGCGCATCGACTCGGTCTCGGTGGCCACGTCCGCCGCGGCCACCTCGGTCGCCTCGTCCACCGCCCACGCCATGACGTAGTCACACATGCAGCCGTTGTGGTCGCCCGGCTGCATGAACAGGCCCACCCACTCGTAGCCGGGCGGGGGCTTGAGCTCGGGGTCCTCGAAGCCGGCGAACCGGCGGCCGGCGAGGTGGAGGTGCGGCTCGAACGCGCGGACCCGGTCGGTGATGCCGTAGCGCCAGGTGAACCCGAGCGGCTCGGCCTGGTGAGAGATCACCCGGACAATGTCGTCGCCGGTCGCCAGGCCACCGCCCATCGAGTCGCCCCCGCCGATCTCGGTCAGCGCCTCGCGCACGTCGCCCGGCAGCACGAGGGTGTCGGGCACCTCGCCGCGCAGTTCGTCGCCCTGGCGCCCGTACATCTTGTCCAGCGCGCGCTTCTTGAGCGAGCCCTCGAACCGCTTCCAGGCGCTCGGAATGCGCGAGGTGAGCGACTGCGCGAGCGTGGCTTGCGAGGTGAGCGAGATCGGAACGAGCTTGGCCGCGGCCTTGATGGCGGTCTTGATCGCTCCCGCTGTCCACTTCGCGAACTGAGTAGACAGGATGGCGAACGCCGCGGCGAGCAACGCGTCCTCGGCCAACCCGAGCTCGGCTATCCGCGCCTGCCCGAGCGTCTCCCCCACGGTCATCGCGTCGGCGCCCTTAACCAGTACGGCCATCGAGCTGTGGTTGGCGGCCTTGGCCTTGATGCGGTTACCGGCCTTCTCGACGGCGCGCAGCACGGCGTCATCCCCTGCCTGGCGCAGGCGCTCCCGTAGCGCCCGGTCGATCTCGGCGAGCACCTCGGCCGTGATGATGGCCGGCTCGGGCGCGGCACTGGCCACCTGCGGGACCGGCTGCCGCGGGGTCGTGCCGGGTGCGGCGCCGGGACCGATCTGCGCAGGCTGGTCGTCGCGGACGGCCTGCCCCTGGATGACCTGCGGGACCGGTGCGGGCTTGGGTTCCTTGAGCCCGAGCAGGATCGTGGCGAGCTGCGCGGCCACGTCCGGGGAAGACGAGGTCGACTTGATCATCTGGATCTGCCGGAGGTCGTCCTCGTCCGGCGCGTCCTCGTCCGAGAAGCCCTTGGCGTCGCGGTAGGCCTTGAACGAGATGGCGCCCTTGTCCATCGCCGAGTCCGCGTCCGCCGAGCGGTTCGCGTTCTCGGTGACGTTGCCCGCGTCGTACCAGATCTGGACCGACAGGGCCTCGTCCTTGGTGAGGCCGTAACCGCCGTTCGCCTCGGGCAGGCGCAGCTTGCGGCGGAAGTAGCTCATAGTCAGCGAGTCGACGATCATCCGCACGTCCGGCTCGATGTAGTTCTTGAACGTCGAGGCGTCGATCAGCCACCCCGTCCAGTGGTTCACCGAGCTCATCGAGCTGCCCGAGTCGCCGGTGCCCATCATCTCGCTCGGCAGGTTGATGCCGTCCGCGATGCGCATGAGGGCCGCCGTCTGCTTGTTGAGCAGCTCAGGTGAGGTCTCGCGCTCGAACGTGACGTGCCGGAACTCCTTGAGATCCTCGGCGTCGCCGCGCAGCACCATCGGCACGATCGCCCCGGCGTCACCCTCGTTGTTGATGGGCGAGGTCATGCCCGCGGTGAAATCAGCCTGGAAGGTGTCCGTCTCGGGCTCGGCGGCGTCCGGCTCGGCGGTCTTGGAGAACGACAGTTCGTTGGGCACGAGCACGATGCCGTTGGCGGCGATGCGAGACCGGGCCGCGGCGCGCAGCTCGCGCCCGATGAGGATCACGTCCTCGCACACGTCCATCATCAGCCGCATCGGCGAGTCGGCCAGACCGGACCACTGGGGGTGCGGCACCCACAGCCGGATGAGTGCCTCGGTCGTGACGTTGATCGGCCGGGCTGCCTTGCCGGGGATCTCGACGATGCCGAGCCCGCCGGTGGACGGGATGACCTCGCTCGTGGATCGGACCTTCCACTGCTCGTCCCCGTCGGCGTCCTCGAAGCCGTGCAACCAGCACTCGCCGGCGATATCGAAGCCCTGCGAGATCATGCCCTGAAAGCTGTAGCCCTCCTCGAACGGCAGCGAGGCCAGGCAGTCAATGGCGGCGTCGATGACGTGCTGATCGAGGACCGGCTTGTCGTCCTCGTCTACGTCCTCTGTCGGGTCGCCGGTGAGCTTGCGAGGTTCGTCGTCACCGGTCGACACCGCAGCGGCCACGAACTTGACCTTGGAGATGATGTTGGCTTTGAGGCGCAGCGCCGCGCCGAGCTCGCCGATGTTGTCCCGGTAGTTCCAGGCGATCGCCTGCCAGGCCATCTTGGTGGCCGACAGGGTGCTGACGACGTTGCGGTCTTGCAGGTCGATGACCATGCCCGAGGCGGTGAACCCGCGGGTGTTCTTGCTCGGCGTCGCCTTGCGCTGCCTGTTCCAGAACGAGGACATTAAGCGGTCACTCTCCCCGTGCTAGTCGGCATCCTCCATCTGATCGACGAGCTCGGTGATCAGACCGGTTACGGCTGAGAATGCCAGAGCCCGCGCAATGAGGCCCCACACACGCGGGTGCACGGACCGGGCGAGGACGACACCGGCGGCGACGTACGGGGAGAGGCACCAAGGGCAGTCGATCAGTGCGGCGCCCTTCTTGCCCGCGTAGCGCTTGAGCAACGCGTTGCGCGGCCGGATGGTGATGTTGTCGACCTGCAAGAGTCGGATGATCCGATAAGTCGCTATCGCGTCCACAGCCACGTCCACAGCGCGGGGCCCCACGAGGCGAGCATCCAGATGGCGAGCGTCGTTGAGGCTCCTACGACGAAGCCGCCCAAGCGCGCGCGCCGTAGCGCCACGTCGTCCGAGACGTTGTAGCCAATTCTGTGCTGTCCCACGGGTCACCGGGTCTCCTCGGAATGATCTTTGATGATGCGGGCACAGGCATCTCGCGGTGGCTCCACGCCGACGATCATGGCTTGGCGGGCTACGGCGTCACGCGGCACGGGCGCGAGCAGCGGGTTGGGGATCAAGCCTCGCTCGAACTCGCGACGGCCTTCTTGCTCGCGGACCAACCGGCCCCACTCGCCGCCGGGCACCTCGTAGTTGATCGTCGCCATTTCCGCCTGCTCGCACCGGTCGCCGATCGAGCCGGCCCGGACATGCCACGCCTGCTTGGTCAACTCGAAGCGCCCGCACGTCGGACACCAGTACCCCTCGATGCTGTCGGGCGGCAGCTCGGTCATGCGCTCCACGCTTTCTCGATGGCGGCAAGGGCGGCCTCGCCCTGCTTGGCCAGATTGCAGGTCGGGCAGGTGTCCTTGAAGTCGTGATCATGATCCGGGCAGGTCCACGAGATCTCCACGAGCGTGGCCTCGGCAGCGTGCAAAGCGGCTATGTCAAGCTCGGCCTGCTCGCGCAGCGCGGCGAGGTCTCGCATGGCCCGCCGGCGCACGCGGTCCGGGCGCAGCCAAAAGAACATGATCCAGTTCCCGATGATGGCGACCCACACTGCCCACTCAAGCGCCTGTTTCACGCCGTGCACCCCATCTCGGCGAGCAGGCCGCGCCAGGCGGACCGGATGGCGGTGTGTTCGTCCGTGTCCTCGGCGGTCGCCGTCGCGCCGGTGGGGACGTGCACGAGTTCGATCTTGATCGTCTTGGCCGTGATCAGCTGCCACGAGGTCGCCCGGCAGTCCTGCGGCTCGGGCCGGGTCACGGTGTCCACTCCTCCTTGGGCTTGCCGTCGGCGTCCAGCCGGGTGACGCGCAGTCCGTACGCCTCGGCCCCCGGTGTCGGCTCACCGAAAGGGCGCACGGGCCGGGTGCCGCTCGGTGCCGTGATCCGGGTGTAGGTGGTGTACATGCCGTCCTCGTCCACGATCACGATGACCCATGGCATGTGTGGGTCGTCCGTGATTTTGAAGGCGAGCAGGCCGCCGTCCTCGGACATGCGCACGTCGAGTGATCGATCGGTCATGCCGGGACCGGCCAGGGCGAGGTGTTCGTGGCCCACGCGGGAATCCAGCGGGACATGCCACCGCACTTGCAGCCGCCGGTGGGGGTGACCACGGCGAGGCCCTCGATGGTCTCGAAGTCGATGCCGTTGTTGCGGACCTGCATGTCCGGTTGCGGGGTCTGCGTGAAGTCGATCTCGGCTTGCCACTGCGGGGTGACGCCGTCCTCGGGCTTGCGAGTGAAGACCTTGAGGCCCTCGTCCGTCGCATAGACACGGGCCCGGTGGATCACGGACTTGTCCGGCAGCAACACGGTGGCCGGGAACCATTGCGCGTAGATCAAGGTCATGGGGTCATCCTAGTCTCTCCCCCTGCAATGGGGGTAGATGCAGGAAAGACCCCTGCCGATGCTCAATGAGCGCGGCCCGGGGCCTTTCCTTAACTCGGTTGAGGGAGCGGCGCCAGGGCCCTCGCCTCCGGTATTGCGAGCAGTCATCTCGGGGGAGAGTCCTACTCGATCACGGACTTGCGGGCCGGGGAACCACTGTCGAACCTCGTAAAGCCAAGCTATCACACCCCCCGTATTGGGGGCAACTACTTCGCTCCGTCGAGCAGGCTCTTGACCGTCTCGGCGGCCTCGGTGGCGTCGAGGATCTTGTCATCGTCCTCGACACTGTCATCCAGCACGAGCACCTTGTCCACAAGGTCGACCACCGCTACACGGAGTTCTTCCGCGGTAGCCGTCATTTCAGCGAACGTCGCGACGGTGGCCGGATTCGAGAACATCGCGAACGCCGGCATGGCCGCCCCCGTCACGGTCAGGACAGCGCCGTGCATCTCGCGCAAGGTGTCGTGGTCGCCCCGGCGCTTGGCCTCCTCGGCAAGCTCGGACTGCGCGCGGGCACGCCAGGGCCCGCGGCTGGTGGTCGACAGCTCGGACCAGACAGCACTAGTCATGCGATCGAGAGGAGGGACGTTGTAGAACTCGGCGTACAGCTGCTCGGCGCGGCGCTCTACGTCCATGGCGGGCACAGTGGCCTCGGGTTCGTTAGGCATGATCATTTCCTTTCGGGGTTAGCGGAACACACTCATGATCGAACGCCAGATTCGGCGCCACATCGACTCGGGCCACTCGCGCCAGATGCCGACGGCGTCCCACACGGGCTGCTCGGACAGGTGTGCGCCGCGCAGGCGCCACGAGGTCATGGTGAGCGTCTGGCCGTCATCCTCGGCCTGGAGTAGGTCCACGTCCACGCCGACCCCGAGGTGCTCGTGGTCCAGCAAGTCGCGGTAAAACCTCGGGTGCGCGGCCTTGAGCATGTCGAGGTTGATCCAGCCGGACGCCTTGAGCACGCTGCCCGAGCCGCCAAGGAACACCTCCTCGATCACGCCGACGGGCAGCGGCGCACCGGGCGGGTCCGTCACGCTGTAGAGCACGAGCGGCATGCCCATGGTCTGGATGCCGTGCTCGGGCAAGGCGAGGATGCGGTTGTCCCGGGACATCAGCCCAAGGTGCGCGAGGTCGCCGTGCCACTGGACGATCCGGTAGCCGAGTGAGTGCCTCACGCGAGTTCCTTCCAATCTGCGGGCACGCCGATCACGAGGCGCTCACCAAGATCGATCGAGTTCACCTCGAAGATTTCGGACTCGGGATCGCACTGGTAGCGGAGGGCCTGCCCATCGGGCGAGCGCCACACGCGAATGATGCCCTCGGCCATCACGGCCTCGCAACGATGTCGTAGTGAGCGATCAGGGCGTTGAGCACCTGCGCGGGGGTGTAGGGCTCGGCGGACGAGGCGAGCGGTGGGAGCGAGTCCGTGACCCAGTAGAGCGCCTCGGCGTGGCTGACCTTGCGCATCGTCGCACCCTGCGCGGGCTCGGCCGGAACCTCGGGCAGCACGAGGCCGTCCGGGCTGTCGGTTGGCGCGGCGGGTGTCATCGGAAACCAGATCTTCCGGCCGTCGTCCTCGGCGAGTTCCCACCGCTTACGGCAGCGTCCGCCGTCGAGCTTGGCCGTGCACTCCCACACCGTGCCGACCTTGAGCGGCCACTTGAGCGGCAAGATGCACTCGTGGGCCTTGGGCAGCTTAATGACTCCCATGATCAGGTTCCCTCTCCTTTGCACAGTTGCACAGCGGGTCGTCGCAGTCGCATTCCTCGTCCGCCTCGACGTGGTCACACTCGGGGCAGCGCAAGGCGTCCTCGATGTAGGCGGGCCATCCCTCGCGGCGGGTCTTGCTCGGCGGCGTGTCGGCGTACTCGTGGCACACGCAGTCGACGTGCTGACATCCGCAGTTCTCGATGAACGACTTGTGCCCGCAGTCGTGGCAGGTGGACAGCTTGTCGAGCTTGCCCTCGATCCAGGTGCCGAGTCCCATGATCATTTGACCTTGTCGCGTCGGGCATCCCGGACGTTTCCGGGGGCGATGCCGCGCGCGGTCGCCATCCGGTCGGCGTCGGTGCGCTGCGCCTCGATGTTCTGGTGGTCAGCCTTGACCTCGCGCCGCTCGGCGGCCGTGAGGCGGATCCCCTTAGACATGTACTGCTCTCCTTTGAAGTACCGGCCTTCACGGCGGGGTGGCGACGCGTCCGAGATTCGCCTACGGAGTGAGAAAGATTCGGCGCTTACCTGCGCCACGCTCCGCTCGGGACCCTGGAGTCTCACTTGGCTGGTGAGTTCGTCGGTGGCCCCGACCCCGCTGTGAAGTTGTACTCATATCATACCCCCCATATTGGGGGGACGCAAGCCCTAGGCCACCCTGACGCCGGTGTTCGATCGGCCAGGCTGCGAACGGTGATGGCGCATCGCCCGGCTCGGCTCGCGCGACAGGTCCGGCACAGCTGCGATCGCCGGCGGGGGCGCGCAGCCCTGGACCGGCTGCCTGGCGAGCCACCGGCGCGTCTTGCCGGACGTGCCACCCCAGACGCCGTATCGCTCGTTGTTCGCCAAGGCAAAGAGCAGGCACTCCACCCGCAGGTCGCAGCCAAAGCACAGCCGGACCGCGGTGTAGCTCGCGGCGCCCTGCTCGGGGAACCACGTCTCGGGATCGGTCTCCGAGCACAGCGCGGTAGACCGATCGAGGGTCATGGCGTCTCTCGCAGCGCCTCGGCGATCGCCTCGCCAAGACCTTCGAGCTGATCTCTGGCCATGATGAGAGCAATGCTGCCGCCGAGCGGCAGGTCCGCGCAGTGCCCGCGCAGGCGCACGAGGTGAAAGCATTCTTCGGACTGGTCCACTCCGGCAGTGTCGATAAAGACCGCACGGCCGCTCTCCACAGTCACCTCGTGCGGGCAGAGGGCGTGTGCGGGAACGTCGAGCATCTTGCGGTCGTCGGCAGGCATGATGATCTTCTTTCAGATGGGGTGCGGCAGCTTCGCGAGCGCCGGACCGTTGATGGCTTCGATGCTCCACAGCGCCAGCGTGGTGCCGTAGACGCCGTAGCGGTCCACGAGTTCGTCCCGGGCGACCTCGGCAAGGTCGCGGTTGTCGTCCGGCCAGACGAGGAACTCGATCAGCGTGCCCGAGAAGTCCGCACGGTAGGCCTCGCGGTCTTCCTCCTCGTAGCGCGTCCAGTCCGTGTACGTCCCGGACACCGGCTTGCCACCGAGCGCCTCGGGCGGCAGGTCGTAGGCCGCCTCGCTTTTGTGGTTGCGGACCGGCTTGGCCTTGGTCGCCTCGGTGATCTTGGCGGCGATGACGCGGCGGACCTGCCCCGACTTCCGGGGCTTGGGCCGCCGCGCCGTCTTCCGCCGTCGCTTGGTGGTCATACCAGCCGTGCTCGCTGCTCGTCCGGCAGGTAGTTGTTATGCACCCACCGGTCCACGCGCGCGCTCCACGTCTCGTTGGCGGCGTTGCCGTGGCCCAGGTAGATCCGGATGCCCAGCTCGACTACGTCCACTTTGAGTTCGAGCAGCTCGCCGTCGACAACGTGACTGGCGTACGTCTGGCATTGCGCGAGTTCCGCGCATCCGATGCGCATCTCCTCAGTGGGCGTTGCGTCGGCATACTGCGCGAGGGTGTACTCGTCCCGGTAGGTCACGCGAACACCCCCGACAACGCCTCGATGTCCTCGGGCAGGGCGCGAAACTCGTCCGGGTAGCGGTAGGCGTAGCGGTCGTAGCTCGCCATGGGCAGCACGTCGGACTCGGCCGTGAGCGCCCATAAGTCCGAGGCGTCCTTGACGAACACGACCACGTAGGCACCTCGCCACGTCTGCCCGTTGAGGATGTCGTCCACGATGACCACGCGGGCCTCGTCCGCCTTGTCGTTACGTCCGGGGTCCGGCGTGCAGTCGACGCCGTCCTTGGTGTACTGCCACGCCCACGTCTGGCCCTCGGGTGCCTGGTCGATGATTCGATCTTGCACTAGCCCTCCTCGTCTCGATGTCCTCGAATCATACCCCCCGAATTGGGGGGACGCAAGATCTACCAGCCGACCGGCAGCCGGAACGTCAGGTTGTGCGTCACCGAACCGTCCACGAGCACATCGCGCGCGTAGTCCGGCACGTTGGCGTAGAACCGGGCCATCGTCCCGCTGTAGAGCACCTCTCCCCCGGTGAACTCGGCGGGGAAGACCAGCACTCCGTCATCGAGGCACGTCACCTCGGCCTGGTGTCCGGGCAGCGCGTTCATCATTTCGTGCGACCAGAGCTGTCCCTCGCGAGCGGGCAATGTCCAGCTGATCGGCATCCATTCCATGCAAGCCCCCTCGGGCAGTAAGGCGGGCCGGACACCCACGGGAGAGGTGTCCGGCCCGAGCTGTGGTCAGGCCCGCTTGCGGCGGTTCTGCTCGCCCTGCGCGTAGGTGAGGACCTTGGTCCGGATGAGGGCGGCCTTGGGGCCGTCGGTCGCGAGTGAGGCTTGCGCGGCGGTGATGCCGGTCGCGAGGTTCTGGTCCGAGGTGCCAGCGAAGGTGTTCGTCTTTGTGGTCATACCCAAATCATACCCCCCAATACAGGGGGACACAACCTGGCAGGCGAGTGAATCTCTCCCCTTTTCTCAGGTACGTCTTATCCCCCAATACAGGGGGTCGGATACGCTTAGGCGATGAGGATACGAACCGTCATCGCGCTTGCCGCCGTCATCGCGGTCGGCGTCTCGATCACGACCGGGGACGCGGTACTCGCGGCCGGGGTCATCGTGCTGTACGTGGTCCAGCTGTTCATTCGCGACGCGGTCCAACGGCGGTCCCGCGAGGACGCCTGGAACGCGGTCCGCTACAACGTCATGTCGTCGGACATCGATCCAGCAGCCCGGTGGTCTCGTCGGGGCGGTGATGAGTGATGCCGATCGCCAACTACACCTCCGAGGTGAGCGCGGTCCGGTCCGCCGACGAGATCCAAAAGATGCTCGTGCGGACCGGGGCACGCGGGGTGGTCCAGGAATACAACGAGACCGGTCGCATGGTCTCAATGTCCTTCACCATCGTGCGGTCCGGGACCACGATGGGCTTCACGCTGCCAGTGAGGTCCGAGGCGGTCCGCCAGGTGCTCATCCGACAAAAGGTCCCGCGCAAGTTCCAGACGCTCGTACACGCAGACCGCGTCGCCTGGCGCATCCTGCGGGACTGGATTCGCGCGCAGATGGCGATCATCGAGACGGAGATGGTCTCGATCGAGCAGGTCATGCTTCCGTACATGCGTACAGATGATGGCTCCACGGTGTTCGAGCGCTACGAGACCACGCGGGCGTTGCCTGCGGGGAAGGTCTGATCATGGCCACGCCTGCCCGCGGCGCCCGGTTCGTCGCAACGTTCGGTTTCGCGTTCGGGTCTCTCGTCTCGATCGCCGCCAACGTCCTGGCCGAGCGCATCCCGCCTGCTCCCACGCCTCTCGGCTGGACGCCGGCGCTCGATGCGCAGCTCGGCGCCCCCGTCTGGCCGATCGCCCTCCTGCTCGCCGTCGAGGCGCTCACCCGAATCCCCTGGCCCAAGGGTCTCGGCTGGCTGGCCGCGCGCTACCTCGGCGTGACCGGCGTCGCGGTGTTCGCCGGGGTGATCTCCTACTTCCACATCCACGATGTGCTCGTCTCGTGGCGGTACCAGCCGTTCGCCGCGAGCGTCGGACCGCTCGTCATTGACGGCCTCATGGTGGTCTCGGGTGTGGGCCTCATGGCACTCGCCAAGGTCCGCGAGGGCGAGTCGGACCTTGTGGTCCAGAACCACGGTCTCGTGTCGGACCGGCCAGTCGAGCGGTCCGCGGTCCGGGACTCGGTCAATGGTCCGGTCCCGGACCTCGACGATGGTCCGGCCGTCGACTGGACCCCGGTCCCGAGCGAGCGCGCCGAGCCGGTCCCGGACCGCAGTACCGAGCCGGTCCGCATCCAGCGGCGGTCCGCTGCCGCGAGCAAGACGAGGACCACCCGGACCGCGCGCCCGGTGACCGCGTCGGTACCAACCGATGACGAGATCTCGGCGTTCATCCGAACCGCTGAGACCGCGCCCACCAAGCGGTCCGTCATGAGCAAGTACGGCGTCGGGTCCGGCAGGGCCCTGCGACTGATCAACGAGGCCAAGGAGGCCGAGACCAATGGGTAAGAAGTCTCAGGGAGGTGCGCTCGATGTCGCAGGCGGGGTGATCCTCGCCAAGCTCGGATTGTGGCTCGCCGGCAAGCTCGGCAAGGGCGTGCGCCGACTCGCGTTCCGATGGCGCCGGGCGCTGTCGCCGGTGTTCTTCGGGTTTGTGGTCTGGCTGGTCTCGGTCATCGCCAGGGCGCTGGTCCCGCAGTGGTGGGCGGTCGCGCTGGTCCTGCCCGTGTTCGGCATCGCCGTCGCCTGGTTCGGGCCCAAGCTCGGGGACCGCTGGTCCGCGTTCGTCATGCGCCTGGTCCCCACGGGACTCGACTCGGGCGTGAGCGGCGTGATGGACCGGCCGATCGAGCGCATTTACTTCGGTTCGCTGGTCTCGCTCATCGGCGTCTACATGGCGGTCCGCATCGGCGCCGGACCGTCCGACTTCACCGGCTGGTTCTGGAAGATCGGCCTGCTGCTCTACGGCGGGTCGTGGTGGTACCACCGACGAGTCCGGACCGCGGGCCGGGCGGACCGCTACGCGCGCAAGTTCGTCAAGTTCGCGGACCGGGACCGGTGCCCGGACACGCTGCGCCCGTTCATCGGCTGCAAGGTGACCGCGGTCAAGGGCAAGGGCCGGGTCGCCATGCTGACTGTCCGGCTCGCCGAGGGCATGACGGTCGATGTCGTCTCACGTCTCACCAAGCCCCTGGCCTCGGCCTTCTCGATGCGGCCGGCCTCGGTGTTCATCAAGGAGGACCCGACCAACGCCCGGTCCGTGGTGATCACCTTCCTGCCGTCGGACCCGTGGAAGGGCAAGATCGATCACCCGATGCCCGAGCCCGGCACGATCTCGCTCAAGTCGGTGGCCAAGCGGTTCGCCATGGGCCTCTACGCCGACGGCCGCGAGCTGCTCTACGACTTGCAGCACACCTTGGTGGTCGGCCAGACCGGCTCGGGCAAGTCGATCTGGCTGCATAGCCTCATGACCTGGCTGACCGCCTGCTCGGACACGATCATCGTGGCCATCGACATGGCCGGTGGGGCGACCCTCGGTGTGTGGCGGAAGTGCCTGGCGCTGCCGCTCGCGGACGATCTGGCCTCGGCCATCGTGATCCTCGAAGCCGTCTTCAACGTGATCAAGGATCGTGAGCGGGCGCTCGGCAAGGCGTCCGAGGAGGACGACGACGCCGCGGACAGCTTCGAGCCGTCGGCCAAGACGCCGTGGCTCATCCTCGTGATCGACGAATTCCCGGACCTGCTCGCCGAAGCCAAGGCCACGAGCAGGGGCGATAACCAGGGAACCTACGAGAAGGTGATCAACAACCTGTTGATGCGCATCGGCAAGAAGGCGCGCAAGTGCGGGGTCCGTTTGATCTTCGCGTCGCAGAACGGCACCAAGCCGGACCTCGGCTCGAAGGAACTTCAGGCCCAGTTGCGCGCCGTCGTCGGCCTGGCCCTCGACGCACAGCAGTCCCGCAACCTCTGGCAGTCTCTCGAACGGCTCGGCTGGAACAGCACCCACCTGCGGGAAGGCCAGTTCCTCTTGCGGGACGACTACCACACCGTGCCCGACGCGGCGAAGGGGTTCTTCGTCTCCAACCAGGCGCGCCGTCGGCACGTCATGGCCGCCTACGAGCTGCACAAGACCCTCGAACCGTCGGCCTGGCAGGCCCTCTGCGGACTGGATGCCACGCTCGTCATGCCCGTGGAGACCGTCGAGCCCGTGGAACCCGTCCTCGATCACCTGCGCGAGCAGGGGCCGGCCAAGGTGGACACGCTCGTGGACCGCATCGGCGAGATCAGCCGGGCGACCGTGTACCGGCGGCTCAAGGCGTACGCCGAGCAGGGTCTCGTGGTCAACCGCAACGGCACCTGGCGCCTGCGCAAGGACTCGGATGTGGACGAGTCCGCGCAGGTGGACGAGGGTCCGGACGCAAGCGCGGACGCCGCGTAAGTGCGCTCGTCTCACGGTCGCAGGTATCAGCGCCCGTACGTAACGTGCGCAGACGGGTGAGATCATCCGCGATTTGAGACGATCAAGCCCCCTGAATCAGGGGGACAGAGTGTACTAGACGGTACAAACAGAGGCCCCGAACCCGGACGAATCTCATCCGGGTTCGGGGCTTTCTCGTTGATCACGCCTTGCGTCGTGACTTCCGTGGGCGCGCCTCGACACGAGACCAGCGGTCCAGCGCCTCGCGGCCCCTGTCGTTGAGCAGGAGGGAGGTCGGCCGGTCCAGCGCGGCGTCATACTCCCCTGCCCGTTCGGCCGTGCTGGTCAAGTACCGGTGCAACGCCAGGTCACGCAGCGCGCCGGTCAAGTCCGGGTCCACCAATTCGAGGTCGCCAAGGCTCGGCTCGTAGGTGAAGGTGCCGCGGATGTCCGGGATGCCCGGCACGAGCACGAGCTCGTGCTCGGCGACCAGGCGCAGCGCGGCCAGCCGGCGCCTGGTCTTGACCAGGGCGAGGTGGTCGTCCACGTACGGGCGCTTCTCGATGTCACTCATGCTGTCGTCCTCCTCGTGATTGCCGTGGTGATGGTCCGCTCGGCGGGCATCCGGTGCCCGGGGTGTAGCCGGTGCAACGCCTGGCCCACCGCCTCGGTCGCGATGACCCGGTGGCGCGGCTCAACCTCGCCGCCGTCGAACAGCGCGAGCACCTCGACGAACTCGGCCACGAGGTCCGCGATGGCCGAGAGCTGCATCGGGAGGCTCCTCACGCCGCGGCGCGCCCTGCCGAGTTGCCCGCCGGTTTCCATGTTGCAGGGGTTGCAGCACGGTCGGATGTTCGCTCGGCGGTACGTCCCACCGAGACAGCCCGGGAAGATCCGGTCGGCCGTGATGGTCTTCTCGTCCAGCGGGGTGGCGCAGCGGTAGCACGGCGCCGTAGTGCCGTCACCGAAGTGGGTGAGCAGCCAGGCCCGACGGATGCGTCGCTGCTTGGACCCGCCTCGGCGGTTCCGGTTGGTGGTGCTGGTCATGATCGATCTCCTGTGGTTGCGGTGTAGATCTTGGTCGGAATGCCCGCCTGCCGGGCGAGGCTCGCGCAGTGCGTCGAGCCCGAGGACCCGTCGAGGATGAACGCGAGGCAGAGATCTGCGCCGAGATCCACCATGACGGCGTTGCGGATCGGTCCGGCCCGTCGGCCATGAGCGGGCCAGTCGGCCGGGTGCCGTTCGATCTGGCCACCCCAGTGCGACCAGCACGATTCGCACAGCACATCCGCACCCTGCTTGCAGTGGCCGGACACGAGTACGCGCTCGGGGTCCCATACCGCAGCGAGCGCATCGCGGATGATTCGCCGGTCCGACCAGGTCCGCGAGCCGGTGACCAGGAGACGACTTGCGGTCATGGCTGACCTCCGCAGGCGCACTCGGGCCGCGGACGAGACTGGCTGGTGATGTGGTGGTGCCGTCTGGCCCGCGAGCACTTGTAGGCCCATATCCGGAACCCGGGGATCTCGCGGCGCAGCTGCTTGACACAGGCCTCCGCCGCTGCGCAGTTCTTAAAGATCGCCTTGCGGTCGCCCCGAGTCCCGGTCAGTGCGTCCGGCTTGCCGCCGTTGTCGCAGAGTCGCGGCGCACCGGCGGGCGTGGTCGTGGCGTGCTGTTGCATGATGCGGATGAACGTCTCGTACTCCTCGGCAGTCACAGGTCCAGTCCCGTCACGAGGCCGACGACGGTCCACCACGGGTGGCCGGACACCGCGAGGGTGGCCGCGCCGATGCCGAGGAACAGCACGAACAGGATCATGGTCGCGACCGGCTCGCCCACCTTGCCGCCGGCGCGAAAGCGCAGGGACCGGGGATAGCCGACGCTGCCCCACCGTTTGCCGTCTACGAGCACGAAAGGCCAAAGCGGGTGCGGGACGCCGGACAGCGTGCACGCGTCGCCGATGAACCAGATGTGCGCCATGCAGCCCACTGTGACGCCGGACCCGACGAACCAGGCCCACTCGCGCGCGGGGGTGGCGAGCAGGACCGCGGCGGCCCCGGCGCCGAGCACGAGCGCGAACGCGTTGGTGTGGGTGAGCGTGCGGTGGCAGCCCTCGGGCTTGTCCCGGTGCGTCCGGGTCGCCTCGTAGGCCGCGCGCGAGAGCATCATGAACAGGTGGCAGAGCAGCCAGGTGACCGGCCCGAGACTGCGCGAGATCGTGGACGGCCGGTGGTCGATGTCCGGGAACAGCGCGAACACGGCGACCAGCCCGGCGTAGATCCCGGTGAGGCCGACGATGCCGAGGCCACCCATCGGCGCGACCGCGGGGAACGGCACGAGCGGCGCCACGAGCAGGCCCGCGCAGCCACCTGAGATGGCGTGCCCCTTGGCCATCACCGGAACCACCCGGGGCGTTCTTCGTTGAGCAGGTCCCGCGCGGCGGCGTTGACGCACTGGCCATCTTCGGTCTCGCCAGCGGACCAGTGGGCCTGGCAGGTACCTGAATGGTCGAAGGTGCACGGCCCGTTGTCGGTGCTGAGTTCGAGTAGATCGAGGACAGCGGCCAGCCTTTTGAGTGCCTGCTGATACCGGCTCATGGTGCGCACTCCGCGTGCGACCAGACCTCGTTGATCGGGCAAATGAGGTCGCCCTCCTCAAGCTCATCGCCGCACTCGCCGCAATGCCCCCCGGTAAAGGCGGCCGTGATGGTCGGACCTACCTGCGGATCCTCGGCGAACGGGCGTGGCGCACCGGGTGCGTTGCGGCGGCAGTGCTCGCAGCCGTACTGCGTGGTGCCGTCGTCCTGGACGTAGTTCACCTCATCGGTGAGGTTGCAGCGGACTTCTCGGGCAGTCATCGGTGATACCTCCACAGGTGCACGGCGACGGAATCGAGGCAGCGCTCGAACGGATGCTTGGTCTTGCGGTGGATGCGATCGGTGAAGCGGTTGAACCGGTGGCGCCCATAGACCTCGCAGCACGGGCAGTCCCACCGGTAGGCGCGCTGGTCGGACCGGCCCGCGAAGCTCCCGAGGTACTCGAACTTGATCGAGATCTTGAGAGCTTGCGGCGAGGTCATCGGCCGAACGAGATCGTCTGATCGAGCACCTGTTGCAAGTCGGTGTGAGCGTGCTCGGCGAGCAACTGCCGATCGGCGTGCTCGTTGGCGAGGCCGGTTTCCAGGGCGTAGACGACCTCTTGGATGGCGAGGATGAGATCCATCCGAGTACCCCCGGGTTCGCCGCTGGTGAACTGGACATTGCTCATGCCGTCTGCCTCGTCTCATCGAGCAGGTGGCCGAGACGCAGGCGACATTCGAAGATGACCGTTTCGCGCTCGGCGTCCTGCGTGTCCGTGGGGATCACGCTGGTCAGTTCCTCGATGAGGTCTTCCAGCGTGGTGACGAATTCTTCGAGCGTCATCACGAGAGCACCTCGTGCAAGATGTGGTGCTCTCGCAACAGGGCATTGAACGACCACCAATCGATCTGCCACCAATCGATCCGAGCGTCATGATCGGCTCGCCACATCAACGCGTCCGGCACTTCTGATTTGACCTCGGAAGTGAACCGCTCACCGGTGACGGGGTCTTTCAGCACGCCGCTGGTTGGCTCGGGCGGATTGGCGGGATCGCCATAACGCCACGTCAAGCAGGGCTCAAGAGGGGCCGTGCTCCGTTCGGTCATCACGGCGCCGATGCCCTCAGCCCGGATGCGGTCCACGAACACTGTGATTCGACGGCCAAGCACAGTGTCGGAATCGACAACGGGAGGCAGAACCGTCACGGCGGCATTGAGCAGATGGATGGCCTCGGACCGGTCGTGGAGCAGTTTCGAGATGGTCTTGAGGAACTCCACGGCCGTGTGCGTGGCCATGTGCTTTTCGAGTTCACGCTCGGTGGTCTGCGCGCGAGCGGTCAGTGAGACGGCTCGCATAACGCCGTTGCCGAACACCGAGGCGAGCGTGCTGTCTGGAAAGTCGATGGTCGGTTCGACGTAGTCCCAATCGCAGCCGAGCACCGTGCAGAAGATCACGTCGGAATTGGGCGGATACGGGGCAGGCATCGCGGTCCTTTCAGGTGGCGAGTCCGAGGTCTTGGCGGTAGATCAGACCGTGTTCGTCCACGAGCTGGATACCGCAGATGCCGTGGTCCAGGTACGGCAGGGCGTAGAGCGTGAGATGCCCGTCGTAGGTGGTGAGGTGGACCTCGTGGCCATTCGCGTGAGCCGCCCACACGTGGGTGACTGCGTCGGCCATCTCGTGCTCTGCGGGTGCCAGTCGCGGTGTCATACTCTGCGATGCTACCCCCCATAACGGGGGGACGCAATAGAACACGCGTGCTACGCGGTCTCCCCGAGCATCCGCCGTTTGCGGATCACCTTCTGTACCGTGCCGCAATCCTCGCGGTACATCCGGCCGCCCGGCGAGCGCCACCGGCCATCGGACATCCGGGTCCAGTCCGCCGGAGAATGCACGTCCGTGCGCTCGGTGCGGTTCGCCGGCGCCTGCCACTGCCGGGTGGTCGCGAGCGGATCCGAGTTGTCCACCTCGGTGAGCGCGTCGAGCTCGTAGTCCTCGCCCTTCCACCGGCTGTACGCGGCCACCTGCGCCTCGGTGAACGCCGACGACAGGCCATCGAGGATCTGCCGGGAACCCGAGGCGACCACCGCCCACCCGCGCGCCTGCGGTGTCGAGATGCGGACCTTGCCGTCCGGCATCACGTCGAGGCGCAGATCGAGCGAGCGGACCCGGTGGGGCGTGCTCAACGGCGGCCCCACGATCCCGTCGGGCCCGAGTCGATGCGTCTCACCTTGACGCCGGATCTCGGTCATGTCCGTCTCAGGCTCGCGCCGAGTCGATCAATCTGCGGACTCCCGGCCTGCGACGGACGGGTGGACACCGTGCCCTGCGACCGGGAGAGAGACGTGTCTCCGGACCCGCGAGACATCTGATCGAGACCGTGCACGCAGGCGTCCATGCGGTCCGGGGAGTCCTGCGATTCCTGCCAGGCCACCATCTGGTGGACGAGTTCCATGTGATAGCCGACGTGGTGCACGCGGCCGGTCTCGTGCAGCGGTGCCACCATCTTGGCGCGGTACGTCTTGGAGCCCACCGCGCTGAATCCCCGGATCGGCAGGCCGGTGGCCGCAGGCAGCGCGAGCACGTTCGGCACGAGCGGCCAGAGCTCGCGGAGATCCCGCTCGATGCGGACGATCTCCTCGGCATCGGCGTCGTCACGGGCCACGAGCGCGACGGCCTGATCGAGCACGTCCGGCGGGGGCAGGGCCGGACGGCGGCCGAGCACGTTGCGGTAGGGGTCCAGGGTGTGCAGCGCCCGGGCTTCGCGCAGGATGTCCTTCCACGCGAGCTTGGCCGAGCGACGCAGGCCCGAGAGTGACTTCTCGTAGCGGACCGCGGTGGCCCCGACGCGCAGCGCCAGGAGGAGGGCGACGCGGAACCAGCGCGCGACGGTCATGTGATCGGACTCGTCCGCCAGGACGTAGTAGTGCTGGTTGGCCGTCCGGCCCACCGCGACGATCCCGGCCTCATCCCCGTCTCCCTCGTTGTCCGCGGGGTCCACGAACACCTCGATCTTTTGCAGCTCGGGCGCGGCCTTGACCCGGTTGTTGTTGATCCATTCGAGCTGGAAGACACCACCGGCCGGCGGCGACGGCTCGGCCTGGTAGAGCGCGGCCCAGAACCGTTCGCCCACGTCCTTGCGGATCTGTAGCCAGTCGGCCTCGGTCCGGCCGCGGGTGCTCACGAGGTACTCGCCCGGCTTGCGCCCGAGCGGGTCTTTCTTCTTGGCCTGCGCCGGGATGATGAGGTGACGGAACCGCGGCGTATCGGCGAGGTCGTCCTTGAGCATGAGCGAGCCGATGAGGTCGTCTTCGTGCCACCGTGTCCCGATGATGATCACGATCGCCGAGGGCGACAGCCGGGTAGTGACGACGGATTCGTACCAGTCGCGAATGTGCTTGCGCTGTTGGGCGTTGTCGGCTTGCTTCGAGTTCTTGATCGAGTCGTCAATGATCATCACATCGGCCGAGCGGCCGGTGAGCGCGCCACCCACACCGACAGCGATCATGCCGCCGTTGCGCCGGCCGGGCCCGTCGATCAGGTTCCAGTTCGTCTGCTGCGCCCGGTCGGGGTCCAGCAACAGGCCGAGGTGGTCGTCCTGGTGGCGGCTCGCGCGGTCGCCCTTGTAGCCACCGCCGTAGGTCTCGATCTGCTGCCGGACGGCAAGCCCGGACCGCGCGGCCACGCCCTGCTCGTAGGACGCGACGATGATGCGGCGGGTCGGGTCACGCAGCAACAGCCACAGCGGGCCGGCCGTGCCCATCCGCTGCGTCTTGCCTTCCTGCGGTGGGGTGCTGATGATCCATCGCCGCTGGAACCCGGCGTCCGCCGAGATGATCACCTTGTCCAGCGCCACCATCATCTCGGTCTGCACCGTGTCCGGCTGCACGAACCGCGCGAGGTGGCCCGGCGAGGGGAACTCCTGTAGCGCCTTCTTGCGTCGCAGGATGCGATCTAGTCGCAGCTGCGCGAGACGGCGCTCGGCGGGGTTGAGCTCGTCCAGCTTCGCGCGGATCTGCGCGTCCAGCGGTGGGGCGGTCACCCGGCTTGCTCGGACTCGTCCGGGCGGGCATCGACGATGAACACGTCCGACTCAAGCAGCTTCGGGAGGTTGGCGTCCGTCGTCTCGATGAGCTTGACCACGTCGCCCACGGTGGTGTCGATCTTCTGGTTGCTGATCTGCACTTGGATAGCCTGCTTGAGGCCGAGGAGGTCCATCTCTCGGTCCACCACACCGAGCACGATGCGCGCGGACTTCTCGTCCCGGAGCACGGTCGCGTCGTGCATGTGCGCCTTCTTGAGTTGTCGCAGCGTCTCAAGGGTGCTCATGACCAGCGTGTCGCGGACCGCGGTGTTCTCCTCGATCGAGCGCGCCATCTCGTCCGCGTAGAGCTTCGAGGCCTGCGGACGGGAGAGCTTGAGTTCGTCGGCCGCCTCGGCAATCGTGTAGCCAGCCGCCACTAACTTGAGGATGCTGTTTGCCAGAATGGCAAGCTGCGCGGCCGTGCGGCGGGGGGCCGTCTGGCGCTGCTTGCGCTTGGTCCCGGACGGCGGGAGCGAGGTCACGAGGTGCACCGGGGTGCGCTTTTTCGGGGGCACGAGCTTCCTCCTGTCGCGAGATGGCGTGCGATTCTCACGCGACCGGCAAGCGGTCCAGTCCGGTGATGCGGCGCAGCGTCTCCACCGCGACCTCGGGCCATTCGCCGAGGACGAACTCACAGTGCACGTCGGCGTCGGTGGTGACCATGACGTGCCTGGCCATGGCGTAGAAGTTCGCCGCGCGCGTGGCCTGGCCGCGGACCCACGTCTCGTTCTGGCCGCCACCTCGGGCTTTGCGGCGCAGCTCGGCGCCCGCGGGGTCATGGAAGTAGACGACCGTGAGCTTCACGCCACCGATCAGGCAAGCGCGGACGAACCGCCGGTTGGCCAGGCGGGCGCCCTCACCGAGCACGAGCGCGGTCTCGGTGGCAGCGGCGCCGGACACGAGCCAGGACTCGACGCCGACGATGGCGGACATGCTCATCGCGTCGGTGCCCGGGAATCCCTCGGGGTGCGGGCCGAACCGGCGGCCGAGTTCCACGCCGACGGTCTCGCCGTCTCGCGTGAGCGTCTCGCGCGCGGGTCCGCCCTTGAGCTTGTGCGACACGATCTCGCGGCCGTAGCCGTCGGTCAGATCGGACATGGCGGTGGACTTCCCCACGCCGGGCTCGCCAGCGAAGTACACGACGTGCGTCTTACTCATGAGGAAAGAGTACCCCCAAGAGTGGGGGTGTGATCAAAAAGTGATGGCTACACAGCGCCGAGGTAGGTGAACGAGATGTGGTTCTGATCGTCGGCTGCCTGCGTCATTGTGCCCGAGCCGGACAGGTCCCATCGCGTCATGATCTGACTGTTGACAGAGAACTCACGGGCGACCGTCACGTTGGGACTGTTGATCAATCCGGACATCGCCATCACCGTGCTCGTGCCGATTCCGTTGAGACAGATGTTCAAGGTCGCCGTCACCGAGAACTTCGCGTTGGCTTCGATGATCCACCACCCTGGCGCCAAGAGCTGAAACGCCGTGACCTTCGGTGTCCCTGACTCGATCGGCAGCACGAGATCCGACCCTTTGCGGGTCGTGTTGTACCAGCCCTGGACGTTCCCCGAGGCGTAGTTGGCAGGGGTTGAGTTCTGCGTCCCGAGCTGGACATAGCGCGCGACAGCTTCCGCGGTCATGCCATCACCAGCCCTCGCGTGAGCAGGTCGGCCATGGCGCGCGCCACCATGGACTGCCCCGTGTTGGCCAGGTGGACCCCGGTCGGATCCACCCAATCGTCCGTGGTGTCGGCAGCCTGCGAGGTGGGGAACAGCGGCTGAAGATCGAGGTAGGCGCACCCCGTGTTGGCCGCGGCAACCGCGCGATGAGCGGCCTTGTACTCTGCCCACGTCGGCGACAGGCCCGGCGCGACATCCCACCGGTCGAAGTGCGAGCAGATCAGGAATGACATCGGCCGGGTCTGCGCGGCGCGGTACTTCGTAATGATCGCATTGAGGTTCGCCGTGAACGTCGAGATCGAGACGCTGTTGGCGTAGTCGTTGGCGCCCACGTAGAGCACGATCAAGTCGACGCCGCGGCCACCCTGGTAGCCGTCCAGCTTGGTGAGCGTGCTCGCGGCGGTGTTCGCCTCGGTGGTGTTGGCGGCGAAGTTGCTGGACAACGTCGCGCCGTACGCCATGTTGAACACCTTGACCCCGCGGCCGGCGTCGCCATCGACCACGTAGAGCTGTTCGAGCACCGGCGTGCCGCTGATCACCGAGAACTCGACGGTGTACCGGCCGCGCGTCGGGAGCTGCTGGCCGGTCAGGGACACCGAGTACTGCGCGATGCCGGTGTTCTGCGGGACGGCGGCGTTCTCGGCCCACTTCCCCGTCCGGTTCGGATCGTAGCCACCGGCGTAGATCGAGAACCCGAGCTGCCCGAGCTGCGAGGCGCCGTCTTCCGTCCACCACATAAACCCGGTGGCGGCGTCCGCGGTGTGCGCGATGCGAGCCCCGGCGTTCAGTTGGAGGATCTTCGCGCCCATCCCCCGCGTCAGCAGCGTGGTGGTCCCGGAGATCACCCGCCAGGGATCGGGGAACCCGCCACCCGCACCGCAGTACGCGGGCCGGACGTTGTAGCCGCCGATCTGAGCGGTGTTCATGTATTGGGTTTTGTCGCCAAGGGCGGTGTTCACCCAGTTCGGCCGGGCGAACGACTGCACCCCGTTGAGGAAGTCTTGCAGCTTGAGGCCCATGTAATCGAAGTAGTTCGTCAAGTCCGGCGACGTGCCGACACCGAGGCCCTGGCCGTACGGGATCGAGTCCCCGACCAGTGCGACGGTCACCTGTCGCGAGTCGCGTCGTGAGTACGCCTGCCACCACGCGGCGAGCGGGTCCGCGGTGGTGACCCGGCTCAAGTCGACGTACGCCTTGTTGGCCAGCCCCACGGGCAGCGCGGGCGCGTTGGGATCGGTGGCGCCCCCGACGAAACGGCGGGGCACTATCCGATCACCTGAATGATGTAGGCGTTCGCGACGTACCCGTTGGGCAGGTTGATCGTGAGGTTGTTGAGGTCGGTGCCCGAGGTCGGCTTGTTGTCGACCTCGACTTGCTGGCCGGGGTCCGCACCGGCGCTGCCGAACCGGATGGTCAGCGTGGGACACAGGTTGTTGAGCGCGTGGTTGATGGTGACCGCGATGAACCCGGACCCGCCCGAGTCCGCCGCACCGACCGTGAAGATTCCGGTGGTGGCCGTCGGCACGGTGCCGCGGATCTTCCGGCCGACTACGGTCACGTCGATGTCCGCCGAGGCGCCGTCCGTGCCGACGGTCGCCATGCCGATGCCCGGCTTGAACCCGACCTTGTTGCCCACGACCGTGATGCCGTAGCCGGCTGCGATGGTCAGCGAGAACGGGGCGATCCAGGTCTGCACGTCGGTGTCCACCACGATGGCGCCGTTGGTGCCGGTGCCGGTCGCGGTCTGCATGAACAGCGTGCGGGTGGTGCCGTTGAACGCCTCGACTACGGTGCCCGCGACGATCGCACCCGTGTTGCCGGTGGGCGAGTCGGCCGGGCGCGTCATCGGGACCGCGGCGCCGTTCCACTGCCAGAGGCCATCTTGGACGTGGTTCGTGTTGTTCGTGTTGAGCACCCGGTCACCGGGCAGCATGGTCCGGCCGTTGAGCGCGGCGCCGGCCGCGGCGATCACGGCGTTGGCCACCGTGGCAATGTCGGCGTGCTCCTTGAAGTCCATGCCGACCTGGATGTTGGACAGTGCGGCCTGGAACTGCGCGTACTCGACAGCCTGCCCGCCGGTGGTGGCGGTGGCGAGGCCGCTGAATTGCTGCGAGTTCATGTTGACCGAGGCGTTCGGCGGGAGCATCGAGGCCCACCGGATGGCCTGGACGGCCGCCGTGAAGTCCGAGATGGTGACCGCGGTCTGCGTGCCGGTCATGCTGCCGCGGTCGCGCAGGTCGATCGTGGTGCCGCCGATGCGCACCTTGATCGTGGAGTTCGTGGTATCCAGCCAGATCCGACCGTCGACTGGCGTGCCGCCCGGGCTGCCAGCGATCGCCTCAAGGACGGCGTTCATCCACGGGTGGTTGAGGAAGTCGACGATCGCATCGAATTTGCGAGACATGATCAGGCCCCTTTCAAGAGCAGTAGGCCCGAGCCGGTCCGACCGGGGATAGCCACGTCAGGATGGTGGTGTTCGGGTCCGGGTCCCGGCGCTTGTGCCAGCCGATCCAGTCGGAATCAGCACCGGGATCGAGGCCCTCGTAAGCTTCGATTACCGGCGGGTAACCGAGGTTGTGCGGGATCGTCCAGTCCCTCGCCGCGGTGTTCTGTAGCCAGGTGAACCGGCCCGACGGCACGGTGGGCCCGGTGCCCGAGCTGCCGGGCGGCACGTAGACGAGCAGGTCGCGCAGCTGATAGTCCCCGCCGTCCGGCATCCGAATGGCCCACTTCTCGCCGTCGGGCGCGCACGTCTCGTCTACCAGGTAGTAGGTATCGGCCTGCTCGAACTCGCTGTTGGCGAGGAGGGTGGCCGTCCAGATCCCGTTGTGGTCGGTGTCGACGGCTTGGCGCTGGATGACCTCGCCTGCGCCGGTGAGCAGGAACGGGTTAAGCGGGGCGATCAGCGAGATCTTGACCGTGACGTTGTTGAGGCCGCGCCCGGCGCCGTCCATCAACGCGTTGCTCACCGTGCCGCTGATCGCCACTCGCCACCTCCACGATTGTGAGGATCACTCTAGGGCGGGGGTCGTTTGCGGGGTCCTCATCTCGCGGAACCACGAGCGAGGACGTGCGGCGGACATACCGCCAGTGATCATCTTTCCAGACACCCGCCTGGACGAGACCGTCTAACGTGGGTTTCAAGGTGTCACTTATGTTGTCAGCGTCTGCGATGCGCTGCGAGCCCGGATACCAGGCGAGTTCGACATCGGCGCGACCCACGTTGATCAAGTTCTCGGTGGTGGCCCAGTGCTTGGCGAGGTAGTAAAGATCTTGCTTGACCTGCTTGTAGATCTTGTGTGCCGGTGACCAGTGCTGCCGGGTATTGGCCGACAGCGGCGGCCGGACGTAGGGGAGGGGGAGTACCCAGGTCCGGCCGCCGGTCATCAGGCAGCCCGCATGTTCGTCACGGTGCCACCGGCGGCGTTCACCGGTGCCGTGACCTGCGTCCGCACGAACGCCGCGAACGCGGCCGTCACGAGGACCATCACGAGGGACTGCTTGTCCGCGGACCAGTGTGCACCGAACGCCAGACCGAGCGCCATGATGGCCTTGATGCCGCCCGAGATAGCGGGCAGCCAGGCGTCACCCTTGACGGCCGCCGCGGTCACGAGGCCGAGCACGGCGACGGCCACCGCGTTGAGCACGCCCTGCTGATCGGCCGTGAGGTGGAAGAAAAAGCCGCTCACGCCCTGGATGAGCGCGGCCACGAACGCCAGGATGACGGCCGGCTCGCGGCCCCAGATCTTAACTACGGTCATCGGTTTTCGTTCCCTTGCTGGTAGGTCGAACCGGATACGCGTGGTTTACGCGCACCACACTTGGAAGTCATGGTCAGCCTGGTAGCGCAGCTGGACCACGCGCGTGCCGGAACCGACGGCGATCGGGCCTGGCTGGTCCGGGTTGATATCGACGGCATCCCCGATCCGCGTGTACTCGGGGGTGCCTTTGCCGTTGTTGTCCTTGATACCGACGGCGCTGATGACCTTGACCTTGCGGCCGAACCCGGTCGCGATGTACAGCGAGGTGAAGCCGTTGCACGGCACCGACACGTAGTTGTCGCCGGACAGTGCGATCGTCGGGACGCCGTTCGCGTCCAGCGGGCGCGGCGGGCAGGTTGCGGGAGCAAGCACGAAGTCGTCCTCTCGGAAGGCGGCCGGCTGGCCGCTCGGGGTGATGGCTGATCGGTCGTAAGGGATCTCGCCCTTGTTGAGGTCCACGTACGTGCCCGGGATGCCGGGGAGCTGCCCGGAACTGGAGTACTGCCACGTCCGGTAGGGGTTCTTGGGCACGGCGCCGTAGCGAGCGATCCAGGGCCACACCTCGGGCACGGCCGCACGGACCGCGGGCAGCGTGTAGCCCATCAACGAGTCGTTGGCGTAGAAGACCGGCAGCCGGCCGGCGTCGCGGATGCGGCGCAGGAAGCGGATGGCGAAGTCCGTCGCGGTCGCGCCCGGCACGAACGGCGCCTCAAGATCGAGCGCCCGACCGAGGTCGCCGAGGTTGAGCCGGTCCGCCTGCGTGAGCAAGAGGTTGGCCTGCGCGATGGGGTCGCCCGGCTGCCCATAGTGGTAAGCGCCCATGGCCACGCCGGCGAGCCGGCCCGCGGCGCCGTAGCCCTTGGTCTCGCGCATCGTCATGCCATCGGAGACCTTGACGAAACAGAAGTCCCGACCCGCACCCTTGACCCTGATGAAATCCACCGAAGTTTGGATCTTGGTGTAAACGTCGATACCCTCGCTCATACGATCACCGGCACCGAGACATCGCCGTGCAGCCCGAGCAGGGTCCGCATGTCGCCGAACCCGATCCAGGCGAAGCCCTGCTCTGCCCAGTTCTCGCCCCACGAGTTGCAGATCCGGATGGCCTGGCGCTCGAAGTCGATACCCTGGCCGACGATCTGGTGACCGCCGGCGAGTCCCGTCTCGGGCCGCACGTCCACGACGTAGTCCTCATCGACACGGAACATGCTCTCGAACCACGGCAGCCCGAGCGAGACCGGCGTCACCTGCAACAGCCGGGCCAGCGTGTCGAACGAAAAGGCGTGCCGGTACTGCGTGATCAGCTTCCAGTCGCGCAGCGTTTTCATGCTCCACAGTCCGGTGGATCCAGTGTCCTCGGCCGGATAGCTGCCGGGGATCTGCCGATCGTCGAGCTCGGTCTCACGCCCGTAGAAGCGCAGCACGTCGTCCTCGCTGTAGAGCTTGCTCGTGCGGTTGAGGCCGGCCTGCCAGGAGAAGTACGGCTCGCTCATCATCAGGCCGAGCGCGGCGTGCGCCGTGCAGCTGCCGGTCTCGCCCTGGTCCCACGGCGGGATGACCCGCGGGTGGATCACGGTCGCCTGCCGTCGGACGATTCCGCGCACGAGCACGTCCGCGTCGAACGCGCGGGACCGGTCATCGTGGAGCACGTGCCGGCCGAGGCCGGGCGCCTGCTCGAATCGGTGAAACACCTGCCCCGGCACCGGGTCCACGCCGAGCGTGAAGTCCCTGCCAGGTGTTGCGGGAGGACGATCGGCGAGTCCGTCGCCGTCGGCGTCCGTGTGCTGTCCCATTCCATCACCTCGGGCTTGACGATACCGTCTGTCCCCCCGCAACGGGGGTTAAGTCGCGGGGTTCCACTGCGACTCGGGGCGGTCGTAGTACTCGTCATTCGGGCGCCAGGGCAACAGGCCGTCGTGCCCCCGGACGAGACCACCCGGCCAGTCGCGTTCCTCGCGGTGGCCGCGCCAGGCGACCACGTCCGCGTTCTCGCCGTTGTTCTTGTTCCGGCGCAGGCCGACGCCGAACTCGGGCCACCCCATGAACACCGCCGAGCCGCGGGGGCGCATGAACCGATCGCCGTCCTGTGACTTGCCCTGACCGGCGTGCGCTTCGAGCATCATGGCGCAGTGGTGCCGGGTCCGGATGCCATCGAGCACCGAGAGCAGGGCACTGGCCTGGCGTTCGTCGTTGAGGTCCGCGCCCTTGTGCAGCTTGTAGAGCGGCCCGACCATGAGCAAGTCCGGCGCGGTGTTGCCCACGAACCGTTCCAGCCAGGCGGCATCCGAGCCCTTGAGTAGGTCCAGGCCCTCGGGCCGGAAGTCGATGAACAGCCGCTTGTCCCACGTGATCGGCGGCAGGCCCATGGCGTCCCGCGTGCTGTTGACCACCCGCGTAATCCGGCGCCACCGGCGACGGGCCTGCGAGGTGCTGTTCTCGCAGTCGAGCACGGTGACCCGGAACTCCTCGTTGCCGTCTCCGATCGGCGAGGCGAGGAACGGGTGGATGCTCGCGGCGATGCACGCCGTGACCTGCGTGAGGAACTCGGTTTTCCCGAGCCCCTCCTCGCCGGTGATGATCAGCCGGTCCGTCCGTTCGAGCAGGCCCGGGACGAGCCAGTCCCACTCGTCCACCCCGTTGAGCAGGTCCGTGAGCGTCGGGGGCTGATAGTCGACGTTCAGCGTCGCGTACGTCACGAGCTCGTCCAGCGTCGAGCGCAGGCGCCCGATCACGTCCGCCATCGGCGTCGGGTCGCCGGTCTCCCACTCGGCATCGAGGTACTGCATCTGCCGTTCCATCTCCTCGGCGAGGCGACGGCGGCCGTAGAGCTCACAGACCCGTTCGGCGTACTGCTGCGCGTGGATCGCCGTGTGTAATCCGGAGTAGAGCACGTGCAGCCAGGTGCCATCGATGCGCGAGACGAGTCCGGCGTCCTCGATCTCGGCGAGCACGGTTACCGGGTCGATGGGAACTCGCTTGATCAGCATGTCCCGCATGATCGAGGCGAGCGCCTGCGCGCGCGGCTGCCAGTACGCCTCGGTGGGAACCGAGAGCAGGAACGGGGCGGTGGTGTCCGGGCTTGAGAGCATCGAGCCCAAGAGGGCGTTCTCGGTGATGATGTCGTAAGCGTGCTGCGCCATAGGTCAGCCCTCGATTTTCATGCCGTTGCGGGTGGTGGGCTGCGTCCGAGTCGGGTCGTCCGGGCGCCGCGAGGGAAGCTTGGGACCGCCGCGCAGCGTGTTCGCGAGGCGTTCCTCGGTGAGAGTCCAGCGGTTCTCGGCGATGTAGGCGAGCGCCTTGTCTACGTGGTCGTCCGGGTAGCCGTGTTCGAGCGCCTTGCGGACGATCTTCGCGAAGGCCGGGACGTTGCCCATTTTCCCAAGACGTTCGTACTGGTTGCCCGCGAGCCTGTTCGCGCGCTTGTTCATCTCGCGGATGCTCGGGTTCTCAGGCTCAACGACCTGCTTGGGAGGCTCGGGGATCAAGGCTTCTTGTTCGCCCGGCGCGGCAGCGTCGGAAGGTAGTTGTTCTTTCTCTAAAAGATGGTCTCTCTTTGTTGCGGATTTTCCGGCGTCCGGTTTTTCCGGCGTCCGGGAAATCGGGGTGACGGTCTCCGTCGTGCGGGTTTCCGGGGCGACGGGTATCCGGTGCAGCACGTAGTCCGAGCCGTCGGCGAGCCGCCCCTTGTCGTCGCGGGCCTGTTCCACCGAGAGATAGCCGAGCTCGCGCAGCTCGCGCAGGCCGGTCTCGATGGACTCCTTGCCGTCCTTGGCCGCCTTGCCGAGGAACTCGCGCGTCATGCGGAACCCGGGCTCGTGCGAGGCGAGGTAGGTAACGAGACCCATGGCCTTGAAGGAAAGCCGGGTGTCACGCACGATGCCGCGAGGGACCATGACCCAACCGGGATCGGCCCAATCGTCGGACAGCCGGATGCCGCTCATCGGCCCGCCCGAGTGAAACTGTCTGGACTGATTGGTACACTCATGCTCAAGTCTCGATCCTTAGTTGAGAGTTGGACCCCTCGACCTTTAGTCGAGGGGTGTTCGCGAGGTCTTAGCGGAACCGCGCGGACGGGTTGGACACAGTCGGGTCAAGTCGTATGAGCGACGCAAAGACCAACGAGCGGCGGGTACCTACGGGTATCCGCCGCTTCGTGTTAATCCGGGACCAGTAGCCTCATCGCGGCTAATCCTTCCTGAGTGTGCACAGGATGGGGGCGGCAAGTATCGGGGGGTCGTGACGATCGGCCCCCCGGTGCGCGCACGCATCCGAGAGGCCGATCATAGCCCCAAATCTCTCCCCCCTCAAAACAAGGTGGGTGACGGTTTCGGTGGCGGCGCGGACTGCTCGCCGTACAGCGCCGTCACCACCTCATATCCCAGATCGGTGATCGCCCACACCCGGAAGTCGGCGTCGCGGTGGCGCCGGGTCTGCTCGGTCGCCTGGACGTAGCCGGACCGGACGAGCTCGCCGCGCCGGGGCCGCTCGCTGTTCTGGTCGATGCCGAGTTCCACTTGCAGCTCGAAGTCCGTCCGGTCGCCCTTGGCGAGTTCCTTGAGGATCTCGCCTCGCTGCGAACCCGACTTGACGATGATGGCCGCCGCTGCCGCCCGGCTGGTCTCGTCTGCGTCCGAGCGCACCTGTCCGGACCGATCACCCACAGCGGCCTCGGCGAGACCATCCAGGACATCTGAGAGCCTCTGGATCACGCAGTCCAGCTCATGCCGCACGCCGGCCGCCACCTGGCGCAGGTCGCCCGGACCGCGGACGTTGTCAAGATCCCTAGCCAAAGCGAGCCCACGCTCGGCGCAGCCCATCGCGGCGGTCAGTTCGGAGATCATGCAGTCACGTCCTCTACGGTGATGGCCAAGGCGCGGCCCTCGGGCGTGTAGATGATGAACTCGTTCGCCTCGGTACGGACGGTCTTCTCGGTCGGCCACGCGAGATGCGTCATTCCGCATCCGACCACCTGCCAGACTTCCTCGCAGGCGTCCACGTCTCCCGCCGCGCTCATCCGGACACATCCTCGATGGTGATTCCGATCATGCGGCCATTCGAGACGTGCACGAGCATGGCGCCCGATGCGTCCGGCGGAAAGCCGTCGCCGTCGAACCATCCTTCGATGATGGCGACGGCGCTTCTGGCGTCCACCACCTCGGCGTCGGTGAAGTCTTTCGGGGTCATCATCGGTGGCACCTCCGGCAAATGCAGATCACGCGACGGCATGCGCCGCACACGATCGTGGCCATACGGATCATTTCTTTGGCTCCTTCGGGTGTATCGGTGCGCAGCCCTGGCGCCCGCACCGGCCTTTCCACTCGATCCCGCACTTCTCGCACTGCTTGATCACGCCCCACTTGACGGCGGTCTCGCGGCCGAGGCCCGTGAAGTGCTCGCCCACGATGAGCCCGTGGTGACCGAGCTCCTTGAACGCCCGGACGTAGCCGCCCGGGAAGGGACGGCCATCGAACCGGATCGGGTCACCGGCCCACGTGTAGATCTCGCCGCGCAGGACCATCCGGAGCATCGCCTTGCGCGCGTCGTTCGGCTCAAGGGCGGTGAGGTCGCGGTCCCCCTTGCTCACTGGTCGATCTCGATCCCGTGTTCGCGACGCAGGTAAGCGGCGACTTCCTGCGCGGCCTCCTCGGATGCGGCGTCGTAGTCGTGCGGGCCGACCCTCATTGCCTCGGCGATGAGGTCGGCCACGTCGCGCAGCGTGCCTGCTGCCGGAACGATGGCGGTCATGCTTGCTCCCGATCGACCGAGATGCCCTTGAACTTGACGGTCTTCTTGATCGCACCGGTGACGGTCGCGGCGATCTTGTCGCCACCGGGCAGCCGCGCGAGCAGCTTGGCGGTCGCGCGGACCTTCGTGATCTGCGGTTTGAACGCGCCCTGCGCCGTAATGCTTTCCATCGCCTGGACGAGTACCTCGGCGAGGATGTGCCGGACGGTCTCGGGGTCGCCGTCGAACTCGGCGCGGAACATCTCGCCGAGACGGTCGGCCCGCTCAGTGATCAGGGCGAACGCGAGCGCGGACCGCAATGAGTCCTGGTCGATCTCGTAGTCGTTCTCGGTGTCGACGCTGATCTTGATGTTGGTGCCGTCGATGTCCGGCACCGTGATGCCCGAGGTCGGGACGCCGTCCTGCTCGCCTACCGCGTCGATGAGCAGCTCGGCAATGGCCGGTCGGACCGAGGACCGCTCGAACGTGGTGAACGCGCGGCCGTAGCTCTTGGCCGTCTCGGCGATCTCGGCAAGGCGACGCTGTCCGGCGTAGCTGTCCTCGGGGGTTTCGACTTTGGTCTTGATCTCCAAGAGCACGGAATCGAGACCCTGCTTGAGCAGCTTGAGCAGGGACGGCGTGCTCGGCAGGCGCTGCCCGTCGTGAAGGACGAGGCCCTGCTCGGCGTCTGGTGTGGTCATGACCCCTCCAGAGCAGAAGAAATAGCGGGCGCGACGGTCTTGCGCCACGGGTGAAAGGCGGACGGCCGGTGCTCGGACACGAGGTGATGGCACCCGGCGCACACGCCCGGCTTCCCGTTGTCGAACATGCCGACGCGTTGGCCTTCGATGCAGCAGTCACAGTTCGCGGGCTCGGTCATTCGGGCTTCGCCTCCTCGGTCATTTGATCATCCTTTCCAGGGCATCGGCGAAGCCCTGGGTGCGCGCGTAGTCCGGGTCACCGAGGCCGTTCTTGTTGTGACGGCTGTTCTTGTGGGTGAGCTGCCAGACGGCGAGCTTGAGGGCGTGCCTGCGGAACGGCGCGAGGACGCACTTGGCGGTCTTCTCGCCGTCCGCGTACTCGCTCGGGAAGTCAGCGGCGTACTCGACACCGGCGCGCTGGTAGTCGGTGATCATCAGTCCACCAAGGCGAACTCGGCGATGACCTCGTGATCGTTGTCCAGCAACGTGCACTGGTCCATGACGATCACGGCGACGCAAGGGACGCAGCAATTGAGCAACGCCCGCTCGTCCGCGTACGTGAGATACAGGTTGACTGTGACCTGCGCCTTTTCACCTTGGCAATGCAGGCAGTCGGCGCCGAGTGCGTCGACCTGGTCCGGGAAGACCTCGCGGAACTGAATGCGGAATGAGGGACACCCCACCTTGGCGGGCAGATCGATCGTGGTGTTCTGCATGATCCGATCATACCCCCCATATTAGGGGGATGCAATAGCGAGAAGCCCGGCCCCTGGGGGATGGCCGGGCTTCTCGGTTTCAGTATGCGCGTCCTACAGGTCGTCCGGTTCCAGAACTGGCAGTGAGCCATCCGGGTTGGTCGGCTTGCTGGTCACTTCGATCAGGTGGCCGCGTGCCCATTGCTCAACGGCGCCCGCGTACGCGAAGCTCCCGCGCCAATCGCAGCCGGAACACCATCCCGCCACGCCGACACCTTCCGTGCCCTTGATCGTCACACTGTGGGGTGCACCCATGATCCTTCTCTTTTCGCTACCGTGTGTCATCTGAAAGATGAGAACTACAGCGTTTGTTACATCCAGCACGCAACAAACGCTGTAGTGCACTCGCCCCCATCAATCACTTTGCGTGATCAAAAAGGAGGTTCCTCAGCCCATCCGCCGGCGCTGCCGGTCTGCGTGTTTGCCGGGGCACTGCCCCACGGGTCATCGTTCTGCGGAGCCTGGCGCCGCTGCTGTCCGCCACCGCCCTGGCCGCCGTACTGACCGCCACCACCCTGCTGCCTCTGCTGGCCGCCCTGGTCGTAGCCGCCCCCGCCCTGCGTGCGCTCGGCCTTCTGGACTCGCGCGGATGCCCACTGGAGATCGGGACCGACGGCGTCCGCCGTGATCTCCAGGCTGTAGCGCACGTCGCCCTCGGGGGTCGTGTACTTCCGGTTACTCAACCGGCCCTGGACGATGACGCGCATCCCCTTGCCGATGGACTCGGCGCAGTTCTCCGCGAGCGAGCGCCAGGCATTGACGCGGTACCAGGTGGCATCGCCGTCCACCCACTCACCGGCCTGGTTCTTGGTTCGCGGCGTGCAGCACACCGAGAAGTTCGCGACGGCCGCGCCGTTCGGGGTGAACCTGAGTTCGGCCTCGCTTCCGGTGTTGCCGACGATCGTGATTATCGGTTCGTTCGCCATGGTGGTGCTCTCCTAGTTGATCGTTTGCGGCAGGTTTAGGGGCGGTAGGACGGGGCGTTCATCGAGACGCCGACCGAGCGCGCGACGGTCTGGAAACCGGCGAGCTGCGAGCGGAGGTTGTGCATCGTGTCGCGCAGCGCGCGGACGAGCATGTCGGCCTCGGTCTGCTCGTAGATCTCGTTCTTGCAGGCGAGGATGGCCTCGGCCTTGCGCTGGTCCGCGGCACGTGCCTTGGACGTGGCGATCTTGAGGTTGTAGCGCATCGTGTACGCGTAGTCGGCCTGGTGAAGCCTGGAGATCTGCTCACGCAAGAACGCCTCGCCGTTGCCGAGTCGACGCAGGATCTCCACGATGGCGATCTCGATGTCCTGCGGGGTGTAGACCTGCGTCGGGTCGATCGGCGGCAGGTAGCTGCCGACGGGGTCCATCGAGTCCGCGCTCGTGGGCATGATCGGCGTGCCGCTGCCTGGCGTGAGGCCGGTCTCTTGCTCCACTTCGGACACTTCGGAACCCGGCGCCGGGCCGTCCGGTGTGGACTGCTCGGGCAGGAAGGATTCGTCGATAGTGGGGATTGCGGCGTCCACCGTGCCGTCCGGGTGGACATCACGGCCGTCCGACAGGTGGTGGTAGAGCACCGTGTGCAGCACCTTGAAGACGCACGACTTGCCCTCGAAGCCGAACGGGCAGCGCGGACGCTCGAAGTCCGCATGCCAGTCGTCGCCGTCCACACGACCGTCGACGTAGACGTTGCCACTCACGCCGGTGCCGGTCCATTCGACGTGGTCCGGGCAGAGCATGAGTTCGCCCATTTCGAACGGTGCTCGGCCAGGACACTGGTCCGCAGACTCGTGTCCGTCCGGCACAAACGCGTCACACTGGGCAGTGCCAACGAACCAGTGATCACGGCAGAACCGTCCGGGAGTTTCCGTGACGGCCTCCTCGGGGCAGTCATCGAAGCCCTCGTAGTCGCCTGCGTCGCACAGTCCGAGATACGCGGTGGGTTCAGTGGTCAGGGCAGCTGCGAGCGCCTTGGTTTCCTCGCTCGGCTCGTAGTCGTCGTCCAGCTTGGGACCATCGGAGTCGGTGTCCGGGTCGCCGAACGACCACTCTTGCCCCGCAGGACTGGCCATGATCTCGGCGGCCTCCTCCTCGGTGATCGTGCTCGGCTCGGGCTTGGTGACGGCGACGGGGAACATCTCATCGGACACCTTGGTGAAGTCGACACCGCCCACAGTGACCGTGTCGCCCACCTCGTAGGTCTGCGCCTCGTCCGTCACGGGGCCGTCCGCCGCAAGACCGAGATCGGCGAGCACTTCGGGACTCGGACCGTGACCGGCGGCCACCTGCGCGGCCCGCCACTCCTCTGCCGTCTGGTCTCCCACCATGCCGTCGGCGTGCACGACCATCGAGATCTCGTCCACCACCTCGGCGTCGAGCGGTTCCTCGGGCGCGGCCACCGGCTCGGACGGGACGCCGGCGCCACCGACCTCGGGGTAGCTGCCGAACGCGCCCTGCCGGACCTTGGGCTCGGCGGCGTAGTCGTCGGTGCGCTTGGTCGCCTTGAGTCGGGCAGCGCGCAGCGGACCGGCGATCTTGTCGTAAGCGGCCTGCCCACGAGCGGACTCGGGGCGCGGCAGGGCGTACGGGTCCGGCTCGGGCTCGTCGTAACCTTCGGGCTCGTCTTCCACCGGCCAGCCGAGCAGCTCGCCGCATCCGCACAGGATGCCGGTCTGTCCATCGACCGAGTGCGGGCCGTACTTCTCGACGTGCTCGGCGTGGTCCGGCCAGTGCTGTTCGACCATCTCGTTGGCGTTCGGCATGATCAGTAACCTCCGTGATCCGGCTCGGGCGGACCGTTGTAGGTCTGACCGTCGTAGCCCTCGGGACCGTCAGCCATACGGTTGGGTTGCGCGGAATCCGCGCTGGTGGACTCCGGGTGTTGCCCAAGCGTTGCCCCGACGGACGCGAACCGGACGGCGAGCTTGACCCCGTCCACCTCGACGCCACCGAGGCCGCGCTTTTTGGCGTTGCCGATCAGCGTGTTGAGCTGTTCGAGGTTGATGCCAGGCTGGTTCATCGCCTGGACGAACCAGCGCGCAGCTGCCATACGCCGATCGGCTTGCGGCATCTCGGGCTGCGCGGGTGGCTGATTCGGCGGCGCCTGGCGCTGGTTCTGCGGAGGGCGACCCTGGCCGACAGGCTGCGAGTAGTCGCCGCCATCATCACCGGGTCGCGAGGCATCCGGGTCGGGGTCGTCGGTCGGGATCATGAACGACTGCGTGAGGGCCGCTTTCATAGCGGTGGTCATCGCCTTGGCGGTCGCCTTATCCGAGTTGTCCTTGCCCTCGCCAAAAGCCTGCGCGGTCAATGTGCTGCCGTCTTCCAGGCTTGTGAAGGTGTAGGCCATCTCGACCCACACCGAGGTCCACATGACGTAACCGCTGCCCTCTTTGTACGGCTTCTTGTCCAGGTCGCGGAACGAGTTGATCGTCCTGGACTGGACAAAGATCTTGTGTTTACGGAACGCGAGCCCGAGCGCGGCAGCGGTGTCCTCGAACTTCCGGAAGGTGTAGCTGCCCGACCGGCCGCCGTCGTACTGGCCGCCCTTCGGGATGTAGGTGACTTCCTGCATGACCGCCTCGATGGCGGACAGGATGGCAGGGGGAGATGTGGGGGCAGACATGGTGCTCACTTTCAGGCGTTGACGATGGTGCCGGTTTCGATGTAGAGGCGCAGGAAGCGTTCGACTGCGGAAGGAACGCTCTCACCCGAGGACTCGATGCGCTTCCACACATCGGCCTTTTGCAGCTCGGGCACCTTGAACCGGATGCGCTTGCGGTCCTCGCCGTACTGGCGAGGCTTGATCTTCGGGACCTCGAAGCGGACGGCGAAGTCCGTCCAGTCGCCGTCGAGCGTGACCTCGCCGTACTCGAACTCGGCGGTCTCGCCGTAGATCTTGATCCCTGCCTGCTCGGCGGCGTCCTCGGTCGGATAGATCTCGCCGTCCCACTTCCCTTCGGGGCTCGCGAGCACGAAGCCGGTCGGTCGCTTGGCGGTCGCGGCAGCCGTGAACAACGCAGCACGGGTGACAGCGGCGAGCCGCTCACCTTGGCGCTGTGCCCGAGCAAGGGCGGCGTCGTGCACGGTGACATCGATCCACAGCTCAACCGTGACCGGCGGACTCTGTGCCGCGGGTGCGCTTTCTGTCGTCTGCGTGTTCATACCTGGTATCGTACCCCCTGTAATGGGGGGACACAAGAGAGGACACGCCGTGAAGCCTGCCAAGGTCAATTGGAAAAAAGTCCGAGAGTTCCTGCTCACACGGTCAGAGGGATACTGCGAGGTCAGCGGCCGAGTGCTGGACCCGGCCACGTTCGACGTGCACCACCGCCGGAACAAGGGCATGGGCGGCACCACGCGGCCCGACCGGGACGCGCTGTGGAACCTGCTCGCGCTCGATCCCGCCACTCACAACGCGGCCGTTCGCGGCGAGCGCAGCGTGCACGGCAGCACCACGTGGTCGAATCCGTGCGGCTACCTGCTCTGGCAGACCGAGGACCCCGCCGTCCGCGAGTTCCTCTTGCACGGCCGCGACTGGGTGAAGATCGGCCCCGACGGCCTCTACCTGTAGACGCAGAAACGCCCGGTGACCCCTTCCGCAAAAGGTCACCGGGCGTTTCCGGGAGAACACCATGCCTGCCACACGGTCCCCACGAGGGGGTTGAGTGAAGTGTAACTCGCTACGCGGGGAACGTGCGGATGGTCAGGTCGTCGGTGATCTGCGCGCCGTCGCCGCCGGCCGAGATCGTCCGCTTGATGGCCACCACCGAGCCGTAGGCGACCGTCGCCGCGGTCATGCCGGGCGCACCGGGCTTGTCCGGGTCCACGATCCGGCACACGTCTTGCAGCTGCGTGCGGGGGTCGCCCACCGTGGTGATCTGCTGAAACAGCGTGGTCGGTTGCTTCACGTCCGCGAGCAGGGATGCGCCAACCGAGCGAAGCCAGAGGATGTCTTGGTGCCAGTCATCGGCCGGCAGGTTGAAGATCCTTTCCTTGTAGCGGGCAATGCTTGTGGCGTCCTGGATGGTCTCGCTCGCGCTCGGGCGCGGCTGCAAGACCGTGCCCGCGACGTTCAAGAACGGCGTCGAGTCGTCCACCGCGTATTCCATCGGGCCGCCCGAGGTGTTGACCACGAGGATGCGCATGTGCCGCGCGTTCTGGTCGACAATGTCGACGAACCCCGGCACGCAGGCGCACGGCATTCCAGCACCGACCGGCGGTGGACCGTTGCTCGGTCGGCTGTTCGGCACATAGTTGGTGAATCCGTCCTGCCAGAAGTCCGGTTTGTAGTAGTCCATGTAGTTCTGGTAGTAGAGCGTCGGGGGCGACAGGCCCACGTCGTAGCCCTGCGCGAACGGCCGCCAGGTGACACCGCCGCACCTCATGGACTGCACATCCGCGAGGGTCACCGGGTAGGTCCGGGTGATGTTGCCCGCCTGGTAGAAACTGTCCGCCTTGGGCTCGCCGTAGATCTTCTGGTAGGGCATGGCCACCATGACCGCGGCAGTGAACCCGATGACGTTGGCTACCGACAGGTAGGTGGTCTCGGGCGCGAGCTCGTGAAGGTTGTCGAGGGTCAAATCGAACACCGCGGCGCCCGAGGTCTGCCGGGACTTGATCGTCGCGCGCGAGTCGAACGTGGTCACCCCGAGCTCGGTGACGTAGAACGCCCCGAGCTCGGCACCCACGAGCGACTGCACCACGTCGCCGGCGGGTTGCTGATTGATGTCCGGCAGCCAGATGAGTCGCTGCCCGGCGAGGTCCACCGAGGCTTGGTGCTGCGGGTCCGCCGGCGGCGTCGATTCGGGCTGGACGTAGGTGCCGATCGCCTGATTGGGGCCCTGGATCCACTGGACATACTGGACGGGCATCTGACTGTCGATCCACGCGGCGTTCGTCGTGCCTTGTTCCCACAGGTAGGTGAGCGAACCGACGCTGCCCGTCGAGCCGCCGGTGGTCAAGTTGATCTGCTGGACGGCGTCCACCCACAGGCTCGCCCGGACCTGGCCGGAATCGAACCGCGCAACCCAGGAGACGAAGTGCCACCCGGTGGCCATGGCCGTGCTAGACCAGTTCCAGGTGACCGGCGAGGCGCCCTCGGACCGGACGGTCAGGTTGGCCACGCCGGTATCGTGCCGGACGCCGGACGAGATGACCGCGGGGTACTGGTTGCTGCCGCTGAAATTGAGCTGCAAGTCCGAGAGGTAGTAGTTGGTGACGCTGGTCGGGGTGTTCGCCACGCCGGACCGGTCGATGTAGACCCACCACGATTGCCCGAGGAGGTTCGAGTTGAGGCCGCCGTACTGCGACACGTCGTAGCGGGTGACGGCCTGCGCCGAGCCGTGCAGCGTCTTGTAGCCGCGCGCCGCGCCGTGCCAGAGGCCGAGGCTGTTGATGCCCTTGAAGGCCGGGCCGTACTTGCCCTGCGCTTTGGACCACACGTCGCCCGGCGTGTCCATGGCCGGGCTGTCCACCGGCGTGTTATGGATCTTCAGGCCGAACGACCACGCGGCCTGATAGACCGTCGGCCGTTCCTGGTTGATGCTGCCGATCGAGGGCAGCGTGGACCCGCGCATCGTCCACGCGAGCATCGCGGCGTTATGCCAGGCCGGCCCCTCGTAGAAACCCGACTTGCGCAGGATGTCGTCAATGAGCCAGCAGGCGGCGATCGTGCCGGTTTCGGGCAGCTCCACGGACCCGAACGTGGTGGCGGCAAGCTCGCGCGCGTAGGCGTTCGCGCCCCACCGGTAGTACGTGATGTTGTTTTCCAGCTGCCCTACCGCGTCAAAGCAGATGATCGTCACGGTGGCGTTCGCCCGACTCGGCGCCGCGGTGTCGACCCACCCCGTGAACTGCCGGATGGTGCCCACCGAACCGTCCGCCTTGACCACGCGGACGTTGAGGAACATCGGGGTGTTGACCGCGCCCCCGTCGGCGTAGGTGCCGTAGGAGGCGAACGGCGAGAACATCTTCCACAGCGGCGTGCCGTCCGGCAGGTTGCCGCCGAGGGTGACGGTCATCTTCGCGCCCGAGTAGCCCTCGGTCGCCTGCATCTGCTCGGGGATCACGCCGGACAGCTGCCGCTCGATCGTGGCTTCGAGGATGTACTCGGACATGTCCGCCAGGGGATCGCCGAATGTGTTGTTGCGTCCCCAGTCCACGGACATCGAGACCCCGAAGTAGCGCTTTTGGCCGACTGCCAATGCCGCGGCGAGCGCCGTGTCACCTGTGAACTGCACTGATCACACCTCTCGGATGGATACGGCGGACGAGGTGTAGTTGCCGACGCGTTGCCGGCCCGAATCCATCGCCACGAGGATGACCCGCGGTACGCCGGTCCCAAGCGTCCAGTCCGCCGGCGTGCCCCCGGCGTTGAGCATCCACGCCAGGGTGGTGAAGGTGCCCGTGGCGGCTGCCCGAATCTGTACTTGGACCGCCACGATCGTGCCGTTGCTCGGCACGGTGTAGGTGACGTAGCGCCGCGGTGGCGTGCCCGCGATGACCGTGGTTCCGGTGATCGGCGTCTGCGGGGCGAGTGCGGCGTTGAGCGGGACGATTTCGAGGGTCGGCGCGCCCGCCTGCGCATAGACCGAGAACGTGATCACCTCGCCCGGCACGACCGGGACCTGCGCGGTGTCGGTGAGCACGTTCGTGGCGGCCGGTACCCACTGCACGGCGCGGCTCGGGCCAGGTGAGAAGTGCGTGCCGTTGGGCAGCAGCACCGAGGTGGCCGTGATGTAAGTCAGCGGACCGGCGCCAGGGTTGTTCCAGTCGAGCGCGTTGGCGTTGCTCGACAGCGGCGCCGTGCCCGAGCTGGATATCCGGGCGCGCAGTCGGTTCGGCCGGCTCGTGTCGAGCAGGAAGAACGGACCGAGGATCGCATCGGTGTAGAGCATCTCGAACCAGGAGAGCGCGCGCGGTGTGAGCCCTTCGAGCGGGATCTCGAACTCGCGGCGCCGGTTGAACACGTCCTTGGTGCGGCGGCCGGACAGCGGCAGGTGCTCGGCGCCGGACTCGGTGAGCACGGCGGTGAAGCCGTCCGTGGGAATGTCGATCTTCATCAGCCGGCCCATCGGACCGAGGTAGATGGATTCCACGATCTACCTCCTCCGCTTGTCGTCTTGCTGCACGCGCTTGATCCCGCTGTTCGCCTCGGTGGCCGAGACGACCACGGCCACGCCGGTCATGGCATCGGCGATCGCCCCCGGCAGCCCGGCAGCGTGATCGGCCATCTGGCCCGCTGCGGTGGACGCCTGCTCGGCGGCGGCGCGCTGTGCCCGAGTCGCCTCACCGGTCGGGTCCGGCAGATCCGGCAGCCCACCGCCCTTGAGCGAGAGGCCATCGACCGAGGCGGCCAGGCTGACCGCGTCCGCGAACCCGGCGTTGAGCCCCTCGGCGATTCGCTGCCCGAGCGGCTTACCGATCCCGTCGGCGTCCATCCCGTTGACCGCGTCGGTGGCCAGGGTCGACAGCGCACCGTGCACGGCGTTGGCGTTGGCGAGGATGCCCTCACCGATGCCAGCCGGTATCCAGTGGCCGACCTCGTCCGCAAAGACCTTGGACGGCGAGCTGATGTGCAAAATGCTCTTGAACTTGTCGACGATCCCGCCGACGAAACCGGTAACCTTGTCCCACAGCCATTTCGCCATGCCCTGGATGCCGTTCCAGAGGCCCTCGATGAGGTTGCGGCCGGCCTCGATGAGCAGGCGGCCCATGTCCCCGAGCCGGTCCAGAATCCATCCCGGTATGGATTTCACCCAGTCGAGCATGTTGCCCGCGGTCGTCTTGACGCCGTCGAGGAACATCGTCCACGCGGTCTTGGCGAATGCGATGAGCTTGCTACCGAGCTCGGCCAGGCCTTCCAGGATGCGGCCCGGCAGCCCGCGCACCCAGATGATTATCTCGGCGGCCTTCTCGATGAATCCGTTCTTGAGTGCGATGAACGAGCCCACGGCCCAATCCCGGATCATGATCGCAAACTCGGCGACCGCCAGGAGAATCCGGCCGGGCAGCTCGGTGAACCACTGGATCACGTTGGCGATGCCGGCGACGACGGCCACGCCGAGGTTGATGAACGCGTTGATGGCCCAGTCGTAGAGCATCGGGCCGAACTGGATGATGGCCATGATCGCCTTGACCGGCAGGGCGAGCAGTAGCGCAATGATCCATTCGATGCCTTGCACCACCGCGTTGAGCATGAACTTGGCGGCGTTGAGCCAGGCGTTGAACAGCACGCTCGGCAGGGAGAGCAGGAAGGCGCCGACCTTGGCGGGCAGGCCCTTGATGAAGTTGATCGCCGCGGTGAAGCCGTTCACGATCCCGGCGCCGATGGTCTTGAAGAACGTGCCGATGGCGGCCACCGTGCCGGACAGCCAGGAGACGAATCCCTGCCACGCGCCCTTGACGAACTGCACCACCTTGGTGACCACGTCCGAGACGAACTTCCACACGTCATCCCACCGGGCGCGGAACCAGTCCAGGTTGGTGGCCACCACGATGATGACGGCCACGAGAGCGGCAATGGCGAGTACGACGATGCCGATGGGGTTCGCGTCCAGTGCGGCGTTCCAGGCCCACTGCGCCACCGTGACGGCGATCGTGAGCACCTCCCACGCTTTCAGCACCAAGAGCAGGCCCTTGACCACGAGCAGGATCTCGGCGAGCGCGATGGCGACCGGGCCGATCCACTGCATGTTGGCCGCGAGGAACTCGGCCACCTTGCCGAACGCGACACCGAGTCCGTCGACTATCGCCACTACGGTGGGCGTGAGGATCGCCACGAGTTGCGAGAAGGCCGAGACGAGACTCGGGATGGCCGGGCCGATCGCCTTGAGCGCGGACATCAGTACGGTGGACACCGCGGTACCGATGGCGTTGATGGCCTGCGCCAGGGCCACGAGCGTGGCGTGTCCCTCGGTGGACTGGACGAACGCCTTGACCGTGCCCAGCACCGAGCCGAGCACGCCACCCATCGAGCCGCCGGCCTCCTGGATGGCGCCGAACACCGCACGGATGATGGCAATCACGTCGCCGAGCACCGAGCCGATGGCCTTGAAACCGTCCAGCGCGGAGTGAATCCAGGCGGTGAGCGCGCCGGTGTCGGCCATGCGCTGGATGAGCGCGTTGAATCGCTCGCCGGCGGCCCCGGCGCCCGCGGTCATCTGGATCAAGATCGGCATCGCCGTACTGCCGATCTTGACGAACGCCTGAATCAGTGGGGTGACGAACCCGCCGAGGTTCTGCACGACGCGGGCCGTGCCGCCGAGCAAGGCCTGTAGCTGCTTGATGGCGTCGTTCGACTTGAGCCATATCGAGACCTTGGTGGCCACACCCCCGACGGCCGTGGCGATCTGCTGTAGGCCGTTGGTCAGCGGCGGCAGGGCGACCTTGAGGTTGTTGACCGCGGGCACAAGGGCGCTCTCGAACGACGCGCTGACCTTCTTTTTCATCACGTCGAGCGTCGGATTGAGCTGCGCGATGGCACGCTTCGCCCCGTCCGCGCCGAGCTTGACCGCGGCCATCACTCCGCCTAGCGCGATGCCCGCGGGTACCGCGAGGAACAGTGCGCCGGACAGGGTGAACAGAGCCGAGGCCGCGGCGGGCAGGAAGTTCATGGTGCCCGCGAGTGCCGAGAACGACAGGGCCCATTGCGCCACCCCGCGCGCGGACGCGAGCACGCCCTTGAGCAGACCGTCCACGGTCTTGTTCATCTTCTTGAGGTTGCCGTCTGCCTCTTTGGCCTTTTTCGCCACGTCGTCCAGTGGCTTGCTCGCCGGCTTGAGCGTGCCGAGCGCGTCGTTGAGATCCTGGCTGACCTGCTTTTTCAGGCCAACGGTATCGGCGTCGATGCGGATTGTCGCCTCGCCAATAAGCATCGACGCCGACCCCCTCTACTGCCTCGGTACTGCCGTGTTCGCCAGGCTGCCGGTGAGCGCCTGGTGCTGCGGGGTCAAGCCCCACGTCTCGCGTGTCGCCACCGGATCGATCATGGCGTCCCGAGCCGAGAGTGCCGATTCCAGTTTCTTGATCTCGTCCACCGGGGTCTCAAAGAGCATGGCATAGGCGGCGTCGAGCCAGACCTTGAGCGGCGACCGCATATTGATCCCGGCCATCGCCAACCGGCCGTCGATGAACGCCTTGTGCCAGGGGCCCTGCGCCGCACTCATGATCGAGAGGGCGCGGTGGTAGGGCGCCCGGACGCCTTACCCATCATGTCCTTGAGCATCTCGGAGAGGTCGTTGATGTCCACGGTCGCCTCGTCCTCGTAGAGCAGGTGCATGAGGCGACGGCGGCTCGATCCCTTGTGCGGCTCGGTGAACTTGACCGCCTGGTCCATCGGGTAGATATTGCCGTCCGGGCCGCGGAACTTGGGCTCGTAGTCCTCGGGTAGCGGGTCCGGTGCGTTCAACTCGGTCGGCTGCCACTGCTCAGGGACGCCGTCCGAGTTGATGACCATCTTCTTGATCATCCTGACGACCACGTTCATCTGCGCCAGGCCGTCATCCCCGGTGGCCGACAGGGCGGCCAGGTCGCCGGCATCGGACTGCGGACGCGCGGTGAACTCGTGCCACTCCTCTTGCGGCTCGCCGGCGCCGTTCTCGCGCATCGCCTGTAGCTCGAAGTCCACAAGCGGAATCGGCTCGGCTCGCAGTTTCCCGTAACGCTTTCCCGACATGGTCAACCTTTCTTTGATCTTGCAGAACACGATCTCGACGGCGTACGTGATCACGACGGCGTTCGCCATGAACGTGAGCAGGGACCACGCCCGGCTCACTTGAGCGCCTCGGGCAGCGACAGGCCGACGAACGGGTTGGCGTCCGTCCCGGGATGCCAGACCACCTGCGCGAACCGGACACTGCCGCCCTGGACGAACCGCAGGTGCGCGTTCGCCCGGTTGGGGATGGCCCGGATCTCGTGCGCCGGCGTTCCGAACAGGATGTAGCCGAGGTAGGGCGTGACGCCTTCCTTGCCGATGATCACATCGACGTACGGCTTGAGCCCGCGGGCACGGCGACTCTTCCTGCTCGTGGCCGCGAGCGTGCCCGTCTTGCGGGGCACCTTGCGCAGCTGGAAGTTCTGCACGTTGGTCGCCCGGCGATCGAGGTCCCTCCGGATCGGACCGTTCGGCGCGCTCACGAATCGTCCGAACAAGGCAGAGTTGATACCGCCCTTGGCAAGTCTCGCGCGAATGGCCACTTATGCCTCCTCGTCCCCCACCATCACGTCGAACGCCGTGAGGATGAGGGACGCCTCGATGCCCGCGTAGCCGCCGGACGGCCCGATCGGCGCGACCGCGCCCGCGTCCACGTTCGAGGCGGTGCTCATCCAGCTCGGTGGGCTCGATGCGAGGTTGACCGTGGCCTGCGACAGCAAGCCCATGTCGATCAGCTGTTGCCGTCCGGCCTTGTTGATCTCGGCGGGATCGGGCAGCGTGTCGTCCTCGATCGACGGAACGCAGCGCACGAGCTGAATCCCGTAGACCACCTGCCGGATGGTGAGCACCGAGGCGACCGACCCCGCGCGCGGCGAGGCCGAGGCCGCACCCTGGCGCGCGCCACCGTTGGTGATGCCGACGCAGCCGACCACGAGTTGCTCGCAGTCCCACGCATCCAGTGACGGCACGCCGGGGCAGATGTAGCGCCGAGTCGGCAGCGCGACGTTCGACGTGGCGAAGAACGCCTCGATGTAGTCGAGCACGTTCTCGGCCACCGGCAACAGCGCCAGGCCCGTGGCCGGCAGGTTCGGGCTCACTGCTTGACCGGCGCCGTCTTGGCGCGGCGAGGCCGACGACCACGGGCAGTCGCGCGCGGCTTGACGGGGGGCTTCTCGTCCGGCGCCACCTCGGCCGGCGTCTCGACGGCGGGAGGTTCGACCACGGGCGTATTGGCGTACTCGGCAGGGAACAGCTCAACGGCCACCTCGGCCATGGCGTCACCGAAACGCACCGGCTCGCGGTGGCCCGAGAAGGGATCGTGTTCGCGAATCAAGGTCATGCCGCACAGCGTAACCCGATCTCGCCCCCTAGATCAGGGGGTGCTATCCGCGAGTTCCAGTCGGGATGTCCGGCGACCACACAGAGCCGCCGCGCGTCCGCGCCTTGGGGTTGACCGCGGCAAGCCATCCGTCGATCGGCGGGATGCCGGTCCGGCGCTTGTCCAGCCAGGTCGTCGGGTCGATCGTGATGGTGATGCCCTGCCGGGTGACCTGCGTGGCCTTGATCGGAATGGCACAC